GGAAAGGAAAGCCGCGAGCGCAGCGTCCGGTGCAGCCACGCCCTGCGAAACGAGCGCCACGAACACGGACACGCCGGCCACGCCCTGTCCAATCAGCCACCGCGCCCACGAGGGGAGGCGCGCAATCGACACGTACGGGCCGAGGGGTGTTGCGCCAAGCGCATTGCCCACGGCGAGCAGGATCGGCCACGCAAGGACGCAGACCAGAAGGTATTGATGGGCTTGAACAGCGGCGATAATTTCACTCATGGGGCGGGGTTCCTTTCGCCCTCGAGGGGAGGGCTCCTTCAATCGTAGCAGGTCCGGCCGGGTGCGGCAAGCGCCCGACCGTGGTCCCGTAGTAGATCGGATCGGTCGCGTCGAGCGCCACGCGGAGCTCGGACTCTTCGGCGACTGTCAGGCTGACTTTAGACATTGTATTTGGCCTTCAGCCGCGCGACCCACGGCGCAACATTCGCGTATCTCGCGGCCGCGGTCGCTCCGGGAAGCTGGCCGGGGATAAGGCAGGTGTCGGGAATCTTCTCATCAAGAGTGGTCAGCGTGTAGTAGCCGAGACGCGCCGTAGTGAGAGTAAGAGGGCCGAGGTCTGCGAGCGTAGCGGTGCCGACTAGCACGTTATCGACCCACAGTTCCCGAGAGCGGTCCGTGTTACAGATTACCGCGTACGCTTTTGGCGTGAGAAAGACGTCGGTATTAGACCCGGCGAAGTCGGGTTCGCTAAGTGTTACACCGTCGCGACGGCGAGTCCGAATCGCTGCCCCGGCACCACGCAGCATGATTGGTTGCTCATAGTGCGAGACCCCGGCATCTGCCGCCCATAACGGACCGGCCGCGTTTCCCTGCCCTCCAAACACACCCACCATGGTAAATGCCGGATCGTCGCCACCCAAAAGCGCTAGAACGGCCGCGTTCGACGTGAATACGGAATTCTCTATTCCGATAGGCCGATGCGGTATGATAATCCCGTTTTGAGTCGTCTCCCAGAACAGCGGCTGGGCTCCGGCCGCGGCCTGAGCTATTGTTGCGGCGCCGATCTTATCGGCGATATTCGCGGCACGAATCTGAGTCACTCCACCGTAGCCGTCATCGGGAAAGTAAACGTGAAACGCTTCGCGCCCATCGCCAGCGTATGCTGTGGAATGGTCGACAATTGCAGTCCTCAGATACAGACTCTGTGTGCTGCACACTTCCCGCGACACGACCTTCCAGAGTTGCCACGCCCCCGGTCCGCCAGAGACCAACGATGCAGTGATTCCTCCTCCGGCGGTACCTACAGTAGCAGTTGCGAGGTTAATCCAAAGCTGATTAATACTCGTGGACCCAATTAACATGTACACCCAGTTACGCCCGGATTCCTTTAGCCAAACATACTGGTCCTGGTACGATAGCGCGGCATTGACTCGGCTAGTGATAGCCGAGTGTGCGACGTTAGACCCGTCGGCACTTTCTGTAACTGTGTAAGCGGTGTTACCTCCCAATGGGTCGACGGCTCCGCCTGCAATAGTCAGATTAGTGATTGAAGCCCAAGCGGACACATCGCGAGGCAAGGACGCCCGACTTGTGTTCACCGTTCCCCACCCCGGAGCCGTCGGCCACCAATGCGTAGCCGGCGTGGCAAGGAACGCCGGAGACTCGAGCGAAACGGTGCACGCGAACGTGGCCCGGGCGGTCGTGCCGCCGACTTCGCGCACGTACAGAACTGTAGCGCCAGCATCACCCACGAGCGCGGTCACGTCCAGCGACCATGCACCGCCTGCGGGGATCACGCCGGACGTGCCGACAATGCTCGCGAAGCCGTCGAAGCTTGCCTCGAAAGTGCCACCGTCGAGTCCGGTGGACGTGCCGCTAAGAGCCTTGGGCACCCCGACCACGAACTCACTCGAGGCCGGAGGGGTGATGGCGATCGTGGGCACAGGCGCGTGCACCACCCGCCGGGCCCCGAGCGCCAAAGCCAAAGCCCGCACCGTCACAGTGGCCTCGACGCAATCCCCGGGCGTACGGCTCGGCAAAACTTCACCAGTCCACTCCGACGTCCGTGCTGTTGTTGCTCTGCAGAGCGATGAACTGCCTGTCGATCACCCCGCCGAGCTTGTCCACCTGGGCCTTGGACATAACCACCGGAGTGCCGTCTGGGCGGGTGAGCGTGATCCCAGCAGCGCCTACCGACCCAACGATGCACCGGCGGGCGGGGAGGGTTTCACCTCCGATACTGATCGTGGTGGCAACGCCCGCGAGCACATCGGCGTCGAGCAGGGTCGTATAGCGGGCCGGGATTTCAATACTGCGGTTGGGCATGCTGCCCTACCCCCTAGCACACCTACGCGCCCACGGCAAGCACCGTGCGGGCCGCCGCCCCCACAGGCGGGAAGGCCCAGCCCCCGGCCGCAGACACGCCCACGGCCTCGATGGCTGCCATGCGCTGCGTCTGCCAGGCGATACCGCCGTCCGGGTACCAGACCCACTGTTCCCCAGCGCCAGCGGCCCCAGGAGCGCCCGCTGGCACCAGCACAGCCGGGCTGCCCGGAGCCGAGCGCCCCACCCCCCAGGCCCAGTCTAGAAGGTCTTTGACCATCTTGACGTGATTGCGCTCCTTGCGCCAACGCTCCTTTCGCTGGCGGCGCTCGGCCACCATCGCTTGCCGTGCGCGCTCCTTCGCGTTCTTCGGATCGACCACAGCAGCGTCGGGATCTATCCCCTGGGTGCGTGAAGCGAACCGAGCGGCGGCCACGTGGGCCATATGCTCGAAGTGCTGCTCCTTCGCGAGCACCTTGTTCTCCCGATCCATCTCGACAAGGAACGACGGCCGCCGTGGGTGGGTGCTCGGATCGGGGGGCGCTGCGCGCCCCGCGCGGGCCTCGCTCCACCAGTAGTCCCAATCCCGCAAGCGGCTCTCATATTCGTCGACCTCAAGCACCCGTAGACGCTCCCGCAGGCGCTCGTACCAGGCCTTCCACGCAGCCGTGACCGGCTGCCCGTAGTGCGTTACATCGAGCTCGAGCCAACGGCGGCGGGCTGTACCTGTACGCGCCTGCATGTTCCGGAGCCCGATTTGCTCGAGCTCCGCCTCGGGTAGAACAGGCGGCATCTTCGGCTCCGGCTTCTTTCGAGGCGGACGCTCTCGCTTGATTTCTGTCAATCGGTTCTCGATTCGCTCGAGCTCATCGGCTATTGGGACCAGCGTGTAGTGTCGCCGCATCCCTGCGAAATTCAACACATCGGTTCGTGGGGGGAGTTTTTTGCGCAATTGGAATCGGCGTTGATACAACCGATTGCGCTCGGCATCCGACCCATCTTGCTCCACAGGCGCCAAGCGTTGGCGCTCGATGTGTGTTCGGCGCTCATCATAGCAGCGCTGCAACTGGTTCAATTCACGAGCCACGCCCGGAGCGACGTCCGCCACCCACCGACGATGGTGCAACGGATCGCCATCCCAATCCGCAGGCCAGGAGATACCGCGGCGTTGAACAACATCCGTCACTGTTGCCAACACCGTGCGGCGCAATTGCCCGTAGCGTTGGTGTAGGCGCGCTGTTTCCTGCCCCCTCTCAATCGCCTGAACGAACAGGTCGGCCTCCACATAGGTGTCGTACAGCTTGTGCCAGTCCTCCCCAGGGACCTCGAGATCCGAGACAGCGCAGTTGCTCGGATCCCCCCCAGAGTCGATGGCGGCCCGAAGAGCAGGCGACAGCTTCGCGAAGTATTCCGACCGCCTGGCCAGCCAATAGCGGTAATGGTGCGGATGCGCTTTTTCGTTACCTACATATTCGACCATGCCGCCAAACGTAGCACCGAAAAAACGGCGGTCAAGCAAACGTGCATCTGTGGCTTGACCAGGTGCGTTCAGCATTTGCTGGTCTCTCAGATATAAGTATGTACTAAGACCGTCTTTATACATACTTGTCTCTCAGAGCAAGCTCTAGCTCCGGACTGATTACTGTAGTCACTGCTACGGCGTTGAAATCATTGATGTTGCATCGGCATACGCCTCTCGCCTGGCATACACACGGCTCGCATCCGTGCTCAAATATATCGAGTGTATCGGCTGTGCAGCCGGTGCGGCTAGGAGGCCGGCCGTAACCCCTTGTAACCGCTAGCCTTTTCGTCTATACCGCTGGTACACACCGACGCACCGCGTCATGCGTCATAGCGTAACCCAATGAAACCATTGCTGTTTGGGCGCAGAGCCGAATCGTTGGCTCGAGGGCCAATTATGCCGAATAATGCGTTCGACCGTGGGGCCAATTACCGAAAATAATGTTGCGCTGGCCACGGCCCGTCGGCCAATTACTTTGACGTATGCCGCTGCAACATTTCCCAAAAAACACGTTGCACTGGCATACGGTCTGCGCTAGGCTTTTCGTATGCCAACCACACCGCCGATTGCAGTCCTTCGAACCTGCCGATTCTGCCAACGCACAGCGCTGTACGTCCCGCCGACGTCGAACCAGCCGTGCGTCCACTGTGACTGGCCTTTGGGCCGCAGGGGGACGGGCCTGAAGCACCCGCAGCGGCCGGTGGTGCCTCCGACTTCCGCGAGGGCTGCCCGCATCCTGCGCTATGCCCCGGAGCTGCTCGCAGACGCCGGTGGTCGCTCGGCGCTTCGCCGCTACCTGGCTCGGGTGCCGGCGTGACCTCCCCCGCCCCCGGTGCGATTCGGGTGGCACTGTCGTGGGATGAGTACCAGGCCACGGCCGGCGCGCCGCTGCGCCCGCAGGCCCTTGCTGAGCTCGGCTGGTCGCTGTGGGTGCGTGGGTGGCGCCCGGTGGCGCCGGCGCTGCGGTGCCGCCGGGATCATCATCGTGTCCTGCGGTGGGCGGGCGCGGGCAAGCCGCCGTGCCCGGGGCGGGTGGCCATGCTGCTGGCGCTGGCTGCGCTGGGCGGGAAAGCACGCCCGCCGGTACCCCGCACAGCGGTGCCGGCTTTGGTGACGGTGCGGTTGTCAGCGGCTCCGGGGCCACTGGCCCGGGAGCGCATTGCCATCGCGCTGGCCCGTGGGGTTGGCGCGGCGGACTACCACCCCGGGCCACCGGGCCCGGTGCGCTTCAGCGTGCGTCTGGCGGGCCCCACCCGCCGGGCGCTGGCAGCTGTCATCGCAGAGCACGGTGGGACCGTGGCGGGGTGGGTGCGGTCGGTGCTGGCGCCGCTGCCGGCGGCACTGGGGCCAATGACGCCGGCGGAGCGCCGCGCACAGCGGGCACACCTGGGATGGCTGCCACCGCACGACAGGCTGACGGATCGCCGATGGGAGCTCGCGGCGGGAGGCTGCCCGCGCCCCGAGAACGAAGCACGGCTAGCGCGGTGGCTGGCGACTAGGAGCCGATCCTAGGGCGGGCGGGGCGAACCCGGCGCAGTGGGCGGATTTCCACGATCATCCCCCTGGGAATGCGAGTGCTCCCCCGGACATCTCCGCCGTCGAGAATCTCAGCAGAGATCCACACCGATCTTGGCGTTTCGCGCACAAGGTACCCGACTGTGCAGCAATACTGCTCGTCGGCTAGTTCGTCGATCTGTAGTTGTTCGGCCTGCTGGTGGGCGTCATCCCACCACACTTCCACGATCGGCTGCTGGGGCTTCACTTCAGCCCCATTTTTGCAGCGGCTCGCAGCCATAGATCAGCGGCTTCAGCCGGCGGCATTTCCGGGAGCGGAACCCACATTTGCCGGACGATCGCCGGCAGATCCGGCCGTGAACCAGGCCACATGGTTTCGGCCTCGATGTCCGCCGCAAGTTCGTCGGCGGCGGACACGGCTACAATCGGCACGCCGAACCTGGCGCTCACAGCATGCATCCACGGGCGCTCCCACCGGCGGTACGCATCGCCGATCAAGGACTTGAGCGGGTAGCTCATGTCCCCGACGTAGGCCTCGTGTGCATCGTGCAGCAGGGCCCACGGCTCGTAGCCTGAGAGCAGGTAGACCAGCACACAGTGCTGCGCATCTGTGTAGCGTGAGGCGCCCGTCCACCGGTTGATCCCGGCTAGGTGCCAGGCGATGTCTTCGAGCGTGATCGCGTCTGGATCAGGGTTGGCCAGGTCGATCAGCTTGCCGCTGTGCAGCCGCATGGGCGCTGTGATTGTGGTCACCGCGGAATACTCCCAGGCGGCGGAGTGGCATAGCCGTCGCTCGCCCATCCCCGCCCCCGCAACACGAAGCCAGACCCGCCAGTGATCACGAGCTGAGCCATGGCCCCGCATTCTTCGCAGGGCTCGTCGAGCAGCATGGTCAGCATGCTATGCTCGCTGTCGTGCTCGGACTGGCACTCGGGACACTTGTAGGTGTAGATCACGGCTGCGCCTCGCCGGTGGTTGCTGGGGCGGTTGCGGGCACCACGCATTGCACGATGATGGTATCGCCGATTTGGCGCCCGGGCGGGGTGACTCGTTGGATAGCGCCCTCATCGGCGCAGCACGCGGCTGCGGCCTCAGGCGACACCTGGCAGGGTTCGACGGCGCATTCCTCGGCGACGAACGTGCAGTTCTCGTTTTGCGCGTCGGCGCCGGGGGTGGGCGGCGGCAGCGCGCAGCCGACCAGCAGGATAGCGGCGGCCAGGACGATGGTGCGGTGGGTGGGGTGGCGGGTGTGGTGGTTGGTCATGATCAACAATACGGCCATTCGCTGGAGTGGACAAGGGCAAATCAGCATCTGCCCTCGGATTTATTCCGGCACCTCGAGCAGGCGGGCGATTCGCCAATGGTCGGTGATTTCCACTGCCGACGCATCGGCGATCCAGAGGAGGGCGTCCTCTCGTGACGAAAACGGCTCCGTGACCGGTAGCTGCGTGTCCGTGTCTACGACAACAACCCAGTCAATCCAACCGCCGCGCGGCGGGTCTGGTCTTGGATCGGGGAGGGCCTGCCAGTGGCGCGGGGGGCTCATGGGCGCACCGCCAAGGCAACTGTTCGAGCGATGTGCTGGACGGGCCATTCGAGGTGCACGTCAGCGCATCGGAGCATGGTCGCTGTGACGTCCACGCCGTGGATTTCCGGGCAGTAGATGATCGACCAACCCGCTTCCCGCCAAGGCTCGCAGGCTTCGCGAAGAGCCTTGCGGGCCGTGCCCTGCCAGTAGAGGACGCACCGGCATTGGCGATCGGACCACCGAGGGTGCTTGGCTCGCATGCGTTCGACGTGCGCGGCGAGGTCGAATTCTGTCCAGATCAAGGTGTAGTGTGGACGGGTGAAGGTGTCGAGGCGACGCGCCACGGTTGCACAGCGCCGAACGTTCGGACAACCCTTCGGGTGATCTGGGTAGGGCAGCCGGCACAGAACAACCGGGTGCTCTTTGAGCATGATCGGTGTGATCGGGGAGACGCTGCCGAAGGTCATGGCCACACCGCCGCCGGCCGGGGGTGTTCGGGGTTCCCGCACTTCGTGCAGCTCGCGCCGCACACCAAACCGGCGCGCTGGGAGTAGTAGTCCCCCGGGCAGATCATCGCGCGGTGCGGTGCGAGCGGGAGAGGCGCGCCGTCGCGCTTGCGTTGGCCGTATCCCGGGAACACCACGGTGCCGCGGGGCAACGTCGGCAGCGGCTCGCCTCGCCAGAGGTATGTCAGCCGGAAGCCTGTGCTTGCTGCGCAGTCACGCGCGGCGGCCAGGTTGTCGGCGTCCGCCGACAGGTTTACGGCCAGGTTCTCTACCCCGCGAAGTAGCGGCGCCAACTGAAAGCTGCGGGTGTAGATCCAGTGCTGCACGCCAGGTGACCACGAGCACACCAACGCAATCCAGTGCGCATAGTCCGCGCTGAAGACGTCGCCGCTTACGTGCCAGCGGAAGCCGACTTGCTGGCAATGGTGTCGGATCCAATCCCCGAGGTGCCGGGCTGTCACGCCGATGGCGTGTGCGAGCGCCCACTGGACGGCTACCAGGTTGTCGGTGTATCGCTCGGCCAGGTCCTTTGGGATGCTGGTTGCGGCGGAGCTCGCGTAGCACGCAGCCCGGCACGTGGGCGTGCTGCCGGGGCACGTGAGGGGAGCCGGCAGTGACAGGGCGTTAGGCACTGGCGGGTTGCCGCTGATCTTGCTGTTGCCGTCGAGGTGCAGCTCGCGGTCGGCGAACAACGCGAGGGTTTGGTAGATAAATTGCGTGCTCATGGTAGGGCGGCCTCGTCTTTCTCGTCACTCACCCATAGGGGCGTGACGGCTGTTTTTCCGCGTTTTTCGTCCAAAACGTAGAACGTTTGCCGCGGGGTTTCGAAGCTCCCCTTGATGCTCATCGCAAACGGGTCGTATCCCTTCACACACCCGTTGGCGAGCCAGTGGCCGCCATCGAGTTGCGTGTGGTAGTGCCCGCAATGGTGGTAGTCCGCGTGGCGAACGCGATCCCAGGCCGCGAAGGCCTTGTTCAGCGGGATGCTGATGCCACCCCCCCCGCCTGCGTAGCGACACTCATCGCCGTGGGTGAAGTGCAAGGTGCGCCCCAAGCACTCGATGTATTGGTGAGCGGTGGGGTCCGCGAGCGTTTCCACGCCGTCTGGGCGAAGAGCGCGGGCAATGCGCTGGTACATCCCCCACTCATAGCTGTGGTGAGCGCCGGTCTCGCGGCGGGGTTTGATCGTGTCCCGGCCGTGATTGCCGTAGCTGCACACCAGGTGCACCTTGGCATCGAGCTCGAGCAGAGACCGCACACCATCCACGAGCAAGGGCTCGAGCCAATCGAGCGTTGCGATCGCGGACTGAGATGTTTCCTGTTGATCGCCGTGCAGGTGCCCGTCGATCATGTCGCCACCGAACCAGAGCACGATGTGCTTGAGATCCCAGGCAACCGCGCGGTAGGCCAATACGTGCCATGCCACGCCGGCGAAGGCCCGGCGTACGCGGTACCGGCAGATCTCCGGCGAGTAGCGGTTGCCGCCGCTACTCGCACTGCGGGCGACGTTGGCGCCGGCGTGCACGTCGGACAGGAGCACGACTGCCGCGCCGCTGCGGCGCACACCGCTGAGCTCGAGCCGGGGGATTGCTGGTAGTGGGGTGGAGGTATGATGCTCGATCGCGTGTAGCTGCCCCTCGAGTGCTTCGAGGCGTTCGAGCGCTGCCGCCAGTGCTTTTCGCTCGACTTTGGTCTCGGCTTTGGTTGCGCGGGCCGTGCGCGCCAAGTCCAGCGGCTCGGGCTCTGGCGCTGGGGTGGCGGGCGGGTCACCGGCGGCAAAGAAAGCACGGCGCTGCTCGACCCATGCTTGCTTGTACGCGGGTTCGCTGCTCCGCAGGCCGTGAAATTTGACGAACGCTCGCCAGTGCTTGAGCCAGTCTGCTTGGGTTGGTGTCTTGGTCATGGTGCTGCCGCCGGCGTAGGGCGATCATCGCAATCCGCCCGCCCACGCACCGTGAGCGCTAGCGCGAAGAGCACGCAACACCCGGCGTGCGCCAGATGTGAGATCCCTGTCTCGGGATCGGCGTCCTCTCGGTCCTGGAACCATGATTGCAAGTGTCGTTGCGCGGCCGAAAAAAGACGGCTGTACGCGATCCCGCCCTCCCAGTTGCGCTCTTGGTACTTCTGCGCTCCGAAGTCCAACACGCGAACGACCTCGTGGGCGGCATCCCACGGAAACAGGTGCCACGGGGCCTTGCCTTGATCGTGTTTCGTGCCCGTGCTCATGCCAACCCCGTGAACTTGTTGAGCCGCACCAATTTCGGGGAGTGCCCCAGCCGCCGGAGCCCGGCGGCACAGGCCTCGGCTGCGGTGGGGGTGCGGAAAAGGAACGTTCCGACGATCCCCGCGGGGCGTGGGTGCTCTTTGCCGCCGGCGATTGCGCGGCGGCACTCGTGCCCAACGACTCCGGGGCACTGTACCTTGTAGCGGATCACTGCCACACCCCGGCGTCGGGGCGGCGGGGTTCGTGGCGTGCGAGCGGGGTGGGCGCCCCAGCGATGACTTCGGCGGGCTGCCCTTGCCGGAAGACGGTCAAAGCTACCGGGCGGCAGCGGCGGTGTGTTTTGCCCGGTGGGGCCTGGGCGACGGCACCACATTTCGTGCAGGTGCACTCGCGGATTGGATCGTGGCGTTGGCGTTTCACGGCGTCTCCTCGTAGCGCGGTGGCATGGTGACCGCTGTGGGAGTGGTTGGGCGGTAGATTTCCCTCGGGATCCGCACGGGCCGATATGGGCCGGTGCGGGGGTACCGGGGGATTGATTCGTGGGGTGGCGGTGGGAGTGTTGGGCGAGTGGTGGCGGCTTCGGCAAATTCGAAGGGCATGGGTTATTTCTTGGCATGCCCGGCGCTGTAGCGCCAGGCAAAAGTTGGATGTTGTTGCATTTCGGCCCCCGGGATGATTCCACCGGCTTCTACGAGCGCGGCCCGGAGTAGCTTGCTGTCTGGGACCAGCACCGATCGGGGGAGCTCGCTGGCAGCCGTGACCACCGGTGCTGAGAGCCATCGCACCGAGCACCCGGGGGGTAGGGCCGTTCGGGGGGCCTCCTCGCCAGCTGCAAGCCGTTGTGCGCGGCGCTGCTCGGCCTCGAGGTACTGGACACTAGCTGTTGCCGCGAGCTCCTGTTCGCCGGCCTCGAGCTCGCGGGCGAGGGCCCGGAGCTCGCCGGTCGCGGCGGCCATGGCCTCGCGGTATGGGGCCTCGAGCTCGGCGATGGTTTCCTTGAGCCGCTCGGTCTCGAGCCGGGCGGCGCGCAATGAGTTCAGGGTGGGGATCATCGTTGCGGGTCACGGGCGGCGAGGCAGTCGTCGCACCAGCAGTAGGTTGCTTTGGGTAGGTGATCTGCGGTCGCGGGCGCGCTGGGCGCCGGCTGCGCAGCAACCAGCGGGGTGATTTCAGCCCCGAGCTCGCGAGCGGCTTGCAGCGGCCCTCCGGGCTCGTCGGCGTGATCGGCGGCCACGAACGCTGTGCCCACCGGGGGGTAGTGGATGCGGTAGGCGATGATTGCCGGGGGGGCGAGCGGCGGGGCAGTCACGGCGCCACCCGCTTTCCCTTCGGGGCGGTGGGGGGTTTGGCCGCGGCGCGCTCGGCCGCGCGGCGCTGGCGCTCGGCGCGCTTGTTGGGCTGCTGGACGTGGGGTTTGCCGGCGCGTGATTTGGTGCATGTGTGAGGCATGGTGGTAAATGAGGCCCCCGGGGAAGGAGACTGGATACACACGACACGAACCCGGGGGCCTCGACGCCCCAAGCCCCGCGGGCACTTGCCGGCGGGGCGGGGGTGGAGTTGGTGCTAGGCGGTGCGCAAGACCAGAATACGTTTGTTGTGGGCGCCGGAGGTCTCTTCGACTATCATTTTCCTGGCCAATCGCCGTAGAAGGTTGCTGCGGCTCGCGGCATAGTGGGCGCCGTAGGATGCAGCCTTACCCTTCAGCGTGCTGCCCGACAGGTTCTCGTGGCCGCACACTAGTGAGCGTTGGTACGACCCCCGGCACAGCGACAGGGCCAGGTCATACACGCCGGCGTCTACGATGCTCCACTTGCCGGTGGATGCGAGCTCGGTGGCGGTCTGGGTTTCGGTGGTGGTCTCAGTGGTCATGGTTGGTCTCCTTCTTTTCTCGGCGTGTGTCGCGCCGTGTGTATACATACATTACGGCCGCCAGCCGCGGTGGTAAAGGGCAAATCGACACCTACCCTCGGGCCAAATGTCGATTGTTCACCGGGCCGGATCATGGCGGGATCTCCCATGACCGCGGCCGCAAAAAGTCAGCCCACCCGATCGCGATTGCGTCGTACACGTCCAGCAGTCGACCCGGCGGCAGCCGACTCGCGGCCACGAGCGCGAGCTCCGCTGCCAGTAGGCTGTGCTCCACTCGCGCAGCGACCACAGCCTTTTCGACCCGGGGTTGGATGCCCAACGCAGCGCGCCATTCCTGCGGGCGGTGTGCGTGCGGGGTGGCGCCGGCGCGGCACATCATACACAGTTGCCAACCGGCGCGAGGCGCGAGTGTCAGGACGGCTCTTTTTTTCGCTGTGGCGGTCGCCCCGTGCAGCCACTGTAGCTCGGTGACCGCGATATCGAAATCCAGACGTGATGGGCACGCGCCCCACACACCCACAACGAGCGGCAATTGTAGCGTGGCGCCGGCGGACAAGCGCCGAGGCGCGAGTGCCGTGCAATCCAGCAGGGCGTAGCCGGGCTTGCCGCCGGGGTCGCAGGACAGGAGTCGGGTCACACTAGGCACCATACGCCTCCAGATCTGGCACCCATGGCGACATTTGGCCGCACGCCGGGCACCGCCAGGTACTATCCTTCGGTTCCCAGCGCAGCACGCGCCGCTCGCCGCAGCAATCCGTCAGCAGGGGCCACACCCGCAGTTGGTTCGTCGCCGGGTCGATGATCCGCCGGGCTTGCTTGCTCCAAAACGCCATGGCCTCGGCGCTCGAGCGCAGCTCCACGTCGGGCATCACTTTGCGAGGCGCTTCATGCATGATCGTCTCGAGCCGCCGCGCTGCGGCGTCCACAATCAGGATCGGAACTTCCCATATGAACTCATCGTGCACGTAGTTCACCATCGCGCATTTTGCGAGCGGGCTGTCGGGGCAAAGCAACCGCTCTTTGAACATCACCCAGCCGACGTACCCCTCAATCACGGCGCCCAAAGACTGAAAGCTGTTGTTGCACGCCGAGCAGAACGTCACGTTCCGGCGGGTGATCGTGGTTCCGGGGATCGGCACAGTGAAGCGACCATCGCTCTGCTCTTGTCGTGCCACCCAATCGTGCATCTTCGCGCCGACTGGGACGGCGTCCACCCATGCCTGGCGGTACATCTTGGCTTGTGCCTCTGTCCAATCCAACCCCTGTTGCTGCTTGGCGCTGACCTTCAGCCGGCGCCACCCGGCACCCCCCGGCGCACCAAAATCGATCGGCTTGGCCGCATCGCGCGCGAGCCCGAAGTCGTGGTCTTTGGCTTTCTTGAGCTTGACGGCCTCGTCGTACGAGCACCCGAAAATCTTCGAGCCGACAAGCGTGTGCAGGTCTTTGCCGCTGTTGACGAAATCGGCAAAGGATCGATCCCGCAGGTACCAAACCCCGAATTGCGCAAGCGTCGCGTTCTCCAAGCCGCCGTGGTCAACGCTCACGAAGCAGCATCCGGGCCGCGGCACGAAGCACTCTCGGATCCCGTTGTCGGTGCCGAGGTTTTGCACCTGCGGCTGTGACGACGTGACGCGCGTGCTGTCGGCCATGCCCCATTTGGTGTGGATTGGCTGGTATGCGCCGGCTGTGTAGTGCGGGAGCGTACCCTCAAGTGAGCTCCACGATCCGTATTCGGCGAAGGCCGTCAGCCGGTCGTCCCCACTTTCCTCGAGCACGTTGCGTGCAGTCTTCACGCTCGGCTTCCACGGCTTCTTCCGGGGCGGGGCGTCCTTTGGGCGGCGGGGCTCTGTTGTGATCGCCGTTGGCGGGAGCAGCGGAACAGCCGCGGCTACCCTGGCTTTGAGCGGCGCGCTGGGGAGCGGCAGGGGTTTGCCGAGGTAGGCCTCGGCTACGAGCGCCTGCTGTCGGAGCTTGTTGCCGGTGCCTGCCATGCGCACGAGTCGGTGCTCGTCGCTTGGGGCTGGCGGGATCGGTTCGTCGCTCAAATACGCCGGCACCTGGGCTTGAGTGCGCAACGTGCCAATGTGCTGCTCGACGGATCGGCGGAGATCCTCGAGCTTTTTTCCGTCCGTGCGGAGCCCCCAACATCGGCAGGCCTCGAGCCACACTCGCTTGCGGGTGAGTGCACAGACGTCTGTCCAGTGGATTTGATCGCGGTCGAGCCATCGCTCACATTGGCGCTGGTACACCCGGCGCACGGCTGTCGCATCGTCTTTGGCGTATTGGATTTGCGCCTGGGAATACGCTGACAACGGGCGCTCGAGCAACGGGCCATAGGACAGCCTCACAGCATCGTCCTTGGGGAGCTCGTCGAGGCCGTGGTAGGTGTGGATAGTATCGAGGCCGAGGTCCGTCCACGGGGCAAGCCCGCCGATGATCGCCACCCGTTGGATCACCCAGGTGTCCCCGATGAGGTCGGCCTCAAGGGCGTCGATCACCTGCCGGCTGCACCCCCACCACGCCAACGCACAGCACAGATCATAGGGGGCGTTGTGCCAAATGCTTGGGGCCCCCGCAGCCAGCAGGGCCAGGAAAGCGTTCCTCGCGTCGGGCGTGGGAACTAGCGTGCTGCCGCCGGCAGCTGTGTCCAGGCTCATGCACACTGGACGCGGAGCCATGTAGCCTGGCGCAAAGCGCTCGGTCTCGAAGTCGGCGCCTACGATCGCATCGGGGGCTGGGTGGGCTGTCACGGGGTGGCCGTTTCCAGCAGAAGATCCCGGCACAGATCCCACACACAATCCCAAGACGGAGGCATTCCGAGGGGCATGGCGTCTACTTGCGCACGTAGCTCTTCCGGGATTGGGTGCTCTGGATTCAAACCCGCGTCTGCGAAAGCGTAGTTCTTGAGCTCACACAGCTCTTGCAAATCCTTTTTTTCGGCTCCACGCCGTTTCGGGAGTATGGCGTCCTGCAGTATTTCGTCCAGGATATGTAGACCGATCCGAAGGCCCCGGTAGGACTCTTTCCTACCTAGAACAAGACTGGTCAGAAATGCTAGCCAGTTCCCGGGGAGCTGATCCACGAAGTCGAACAAGACGTGCGCCCGCAAAATTTCCGGTAACATCGGATCAAATACGTAGTTGATGTATGCAAGTTCGTTACAGCCAGCCCCCCTTTGAAACATGTGGATCGCTCCGTCTTCGTGTCGGAAAAGAGCCGGAGTATTGGCAACAAGATAGGCGCTTGGGTTGGTTGTTTTGATGGTATACAAGCGGGATTGCGGGTCAACGCTGAAACCAATTTTGCACAGGCCTGTAGCATTTAGCCGAATGATGTAGACATTCCCTTCTTGATCGGGTTCGTGGTGCCAGCTCATTGGGCGTCAAGCCTCCCGGCGAGCAGTACGAGCAGCATCGTGGTCAGGACTACGAGGCACGTGCGGATCAAGAACGCCGTCCCGGGGTGCTCTGTGAGGAAATCGTCCAGGAACTTCAGCATGAGTGGCTCCAGGCAAGAGCCCCCGGCTGTGCTGCGCGCCGGGGGCGGGTGTGAACGGATCAGCAACCAACGCCGGCCCAGATGGCCAGGTGTGCGAGCACGGTTGCAACGGTGAACACGATTTGAGACAGTGTCATGGGGGCCGAGCTACTTTCCGCGAATCGCAGCGCCCGGCCTTTTCCGCGGGGGAATCAGATCAGCTGAACGGTCTGTTTCCAGAAAACTTTTCCGGTGGTCTTCGACACGCCGTTCTGCACGTTCGTGAGTCGGAGCTTGATCCCGAGCGACGGGACCTGCTCGCTCAAAGCCACAAGCTCAGATGCCCGGGCATTGACGTCGAACCCAGGAGCCGCGACACTCTGCCCGAGCACACCAGCGACGAATTCTCCGAAGCGCCCGAGTGCGGCTTTCGTGGCGTCTCGCACCTTGCCGTCATAGATCGGTTCGGGCGTGTAGAACCACGGAAGCGCTCGCTGTGTGGTGGGCACCATCGGATTGCCGCCGCAATTGAGGTGCACGGTATCGACCGTGAACACCGCTTCGAAGCGAGGTCCGCACCGCGATCCTGGGGGCTTGTTTTTGATCGTGTGCAGCGTCACGTCCGCGCACCACGGCTCGTTCCAGGGCAAGAACTCCGGCCCGGTTTTTTTGCTCTGATCGGGGATCGGGATGCTCGGCAGTGCGCTGGGGTTGAAGGGTGGTGGCTCGGCGCCGGTGGGCGTTGGGGCGGGCGCTGCGGGGGCCGTTGCGGGCGGTGCCGGCGCGGGGGCCGCACTGGCGGCAGCTGCTTGGCGGTCGAGGATAGCCTGGACTGCGGGGGGGAGAGGGTTGCTCATGCTTGTTTTTCCTGTGTTGGTGGGGATCATTCCCCGTATGCTGGTCCAACCGCCCAGTCTGCGGGCGGAGTGGTCAAATCGCAATGCAGTAGCTTTTGGGGTTGTCGCTCGATTGACTCGGCCCGTTGAGCGTAGCTCACGCCCACGATCGGGGCAACGAAATTCTCGAGGCACCCCACACAGTAGTCAACCGTCACCGGTCGGCGCTGCAGCTCCCGGTGTGTGCGGCCGATCCGCTGCTCCCAGTCCAGGGATTTCTGGGGCGGGGTGACGAACAGGTTCCGGCTGTATCCACCCCCGCCGGGGCCAACGTCCACTTGCAGGTTCTTGCTCGTGGTGCAGCTCTTCGTGCTGGCGATGATCACAGGCGCATCCGCGCGCGCGATGCGCCCGCCGGTGCGGCTGTCCTTGGCGCCGGCGCCATAGTACGGCCATCCCGTGCGCTCTGCCAAGGCCTTGCCAAAAGCAGACCACGAAGACCAGATGATGCTTCCCCCCGCTGTGCCGGCCGCGGCCAGCCGCTCGCCTGTCACGCCCCAAGCCCAGGACTCTTCGATCATGTGTGTGGACAGCCACACAGCGACGGTGTGCCGGGTGAAGCTCGGGGCGATGGCTTCCCATGCCTCGAGGGCAGTCGAGTCCAGCGTGCCGGCGCGACAGGCGTTTTTGACTTGCAGTTCGCTGTCTAGCCCGGGGGTCTCGGTCTCGAGAGCAGCTCGGCAGAATTTTGCCCACTGCTTGTAGGCCGCGACCCAGTCATCCGGTGGCCATGGGTCGGCAGTGTAGTAGAATCCGCACGCCAGTTGCTGGGCGGCGCTCCACACGCCGATTGTCTTGTCGGCGAGCAGCCAGCCGTCGGGAAGCATCCACAGCTTGCGCAAGTTCGTCCAGTGCACGTCAAGTGCCGGCGGGTGTTCCACATGCAGCGGCTTGACCGAGAGCGGTTGCGCGTCGAATTCATCCCTGCTGATGATCACGCCGGGGGTTGCCTCGAGGCGATCGGCGTACGCATCCCGCGCCGACGAGCGATCGAACACCGGCCCCAGATGTGGCACAAGCACGGAATACGACAACCGGCGCCCGGGTTGGTTGGGATTGCTACTCGGATCGTCAATGAGGTCGCTCCACTCTTCCTGCACGTCAGGCTCGAGCGGACATGGGGCGTTTTCCTTGAGCGCCCACACCAACATGTGGAAGTAGTCCAGGCACTTCTGCCGAGCCGGGGTGCCGGAAAAGAACGCATACTTGCAGCGTTGCCCCGCGGGGGACGCGGCGAATTGAGCGAACTTCCGAGCGCACGCCGAGCCGTGGCCGCCGCCGGGGCGGCGGGGGTAGCGCAAGGCCTGGGCTTCGTCGCATCCAATGTAGTCCGGCTGATACTCGTCGAGGTACGTCGGGCGGATGCACTCGCAGGGAGCATCCCCATGGCGGGGGCATCGCTGCGCACGGGAGAGCTTGTGGTAACTGATGATCTTGAGCTTGTGTTCGCTCGGGATGCGCCAGTGCCGGCGCAGCTGGCGGTATTCGATGATCTTGTCGCGGATATCCCCGGCGGGCAGGATCAACAGGGGCCGCTCGGCACCGACCACGGTGGCACCAAGCGCGGCGGGGATCGTCTTGCCACCGCCCACCCGCACGGCTGCGAACAGGCCGCCATGCTCCCCGAGCTCGGCGAGCATGGCGGCCTGGATTGGGCGGAGCTGCATTGTACCGGTCGGCGCGCGCAACCACGCTGTGAGCGGTTCGACGAGCGCATCGGCGTCGGCGAGTGGCACGCGGCGGGGCAGAGCTGCGATCCGACTGAGCATCCGTTTACTTTTCGCCGATCACAACAACCAACGCCTCGAGCGCATTGGCGATCCGCTCGAGTAGGACTTCGGCGCTGGGGCGGGGTGCGGGGGTGGCGGTTTCGACCCGCGGCGGGCGGCCGCGGCGCTTGGGCGCATCGGTTGGTGGTGGGAGCGGTACCGGGTCCACTCCGGGGTTGTGCGGCTCGGGCGGCGGGGTGGGCGTGGGGGGAAGCACACCGCCGAGCATATCAGGGGGGTTGATCGGGGCGGTCTGCTGGGTGTACAGGGGCGTGCCCAGCGGGGGGATGCTGTTCGTTGCGGGCGCCGGGGCGGGCGCTGGGGCGGGCGCCGTGGCGGGCGCCGTGGCGGGCGCCGGGGCGGGCGCCGGGGCGGGTGCCGGGGCTCCTGGAGCGAACCGATCCTGATAGTCATTGTGGATGGCCAGTTTGGTGTCCTTGGGGAGGGCCTCCCAAATAGCTGCCGTCAACCCAGGCACCGGCGGCATGGGGATCGGCACTCGGTCGATCGCCTCCTCTTTCACCGGCGGGGCCGCGGCGGGCGGCGGGGCCGCGGCGGCGGCGGGCGGCGGGGCCGCGGCGGGGCCGCGGCGGGGGTCGGCGGCTGCTTGCCGGGCTTCGATGGCCGCTCGGGTCTTGGCCACGATTGATGCTACTCGGTCGGCAGCGGATTGATTGGCGGTAGTACTGGGATTGTCGGCCATTGGATCGGTTCCTTTTTGCAGATGTGTATGTATTCGCACGGCCGCCCGAAGGCAAAGCACGCGCTAGGATTTGACGGCACAGCCTGGCACAACTCTACTCGGTGCTCGTCGGCGATGCCAGCGAATTCTGCACGCACCGCTCGCATCGTCTGGACGACCGGGAGGTACTTCTCGCGAAACGTGGCCTCGGCGTCCTCCGGCGTGAGCTGTGCGTCGACCGCCCAAGGCTTGGCTGTGCCGCGCTTGGGATAGTACACCCATCGCAGGTTCGTACGTGGGAACACCGGCGGGGCAAGCACGTTGATCACAGCCTGCACGTCGTCTATCAACGTCGCTTCGGTGAGCGCGAATCGCCCGTCACCCACGAACTTGTGATCGAGTTTCGTGGCGGATTGCAAGTGCACGGCGTCCAAGATGCATCGCAGCCGCACCCCGCCCGGGCCCTCGAACGTCACGTCACGCTCGACCCAGCACGTGCGCGGCGCCGGCAGTAGGTGTAGCCCTTCGATCAACCATCGCCCGTGTTTCGTGGTCACGTCCGGCGGGGTGCCGTCTCGCAGGTATAGCTCGGCCTGCTTGTGCGCCGCGCGGCCGTCGATCAGCGGGGCTGTTTCCTCTCGTGGCAAACGCCCGAGCTTGGCAAACGCCCAGTAGCGCATGCACCGCATGGCGTCTTTGATCCGGCTTGGGCTTGCTGCGAATTCGTGGTTAGGCATTGGTCCAGATTACTTCCGTGCGCCGGCGCGCGACTCCGTTGTCGAATGTTGCGCCTCGCTTGTCCCGGATGAACGGAACGAACGGCAGCCAGGCGGCGCCCTCGTTTTCGCATACGATCGTCTGTCCGCGGCGGGAACGGCACCATGCGCCCAGGTGCTGGTAGTCGATCATCTTCGATCCAAACGGGTAATTCTTGCCCGCGTCGAAGTACGGCGGATCGATGAACCAAGTTGCTTCAACATCCGGTAGATCGGCGTATGATCCGCAGATCACGTGCCAGTGCTTGATCATGCTGGCGACGCGGGCGATTCGTTCACGACGAGCCGCACCCCATACCGTGGCCCATTCCGCTGCCAGATGATTCTCACCGAACGAACTCAGTTCGTTGCGAGGCGCACTAGTAGCCCGGCTCACGCTCCACCGAAGCAGCAGTTCCGGCCCCCGCGGCAACCCAAGCTCCCGCACCTTCTGCCCAGGTTCGATCAGCGGAAGCGCTCGTATCTCCTCGGGGTCCGCTTCGATCACGTATTTCCACGTGTCCACGACATCTGGGTTCATGTCGACCAGGACAACTTGTCGCTCCCAGTAGCAGAGTGAGTAACCAGCTCCGCCACAGAATGGCTCGATAATTATGTCGTGGCTGGGCGCTGGGTACTTGTGCGCGGTCGAGACCTTGCTGCCGAAGTAGTTCAGTACACTGCGTCCGATCGCTCTTGGTGGTTTGCTCTCACACGCCATGTCTGGTCATCCAATCAGCGACCGTGGTCGCGTTGCCGTACCCCGACTCCGCCGCCCACGCTTCGATTCGCTCGATTCGGATCAAGAAGTACCCCTTCCCATCAATCTCAAGTCTTTCGCCCAGGCCTTCGAGTGCTTGGATGATCGCCGCTGTCGACGGGCGCCCGCGACCGAGGACAGTCTCCCAGTTGCCGAGCACCCAATCCAGATGCACCACGAAATCTCCGGTGCGCCCGCGGCGCAGCACCATCGCGCCGTCGCCCAATGGGTTCGTGGCCGAGAGCACCCGGACGAATAGCTCGCACGCGCGGGCGCGTACCCCGCCACGCACGGCTAGGGTGTTGGCCAACCCGGCCTCTTGTGCCACGCCGAATCTACCCGTCCAGATGTCACCGTACTGCTCGGTGAGCCACAGCACATGCGCCGGCAGGGCGTCCCCCTCAATCCACTCCGCACACCCGGTTCGCCCGCCGCGGGCTGCCAGGTACCTCGCGGCGGCCGCGCCGCAGCGAATGTGCGTGAAGCGCTCGGCAATCGCCCCGAGGTCGTGATCGGTGAGGTCAGCATTCAGCGAGAAGACATTTTCGTTGTTCGCCGAAATTTGCAACCGAGCAGCGCCGTCAAGGGGTACCTGCCGGCGGAACTTTTCGTTGATGAGCCGCGTGGTTGCTTGCACGAATTCTCGGAGCTCCCCGGTGCGCTCGACTCCGCGTGCATCGCGCGGTATGTCGGCCTCGTCCGCGTGGCAGAAAGGACAGCGCTCGAGCGTCGCATTGAAGTTGCCCATGGCCTCAGTCAGCTTGCTCGGCCCGGACGTGCACCACAGCCGGGACAACCCCTTTGCGAGCATACTCTTGCCAACGTCCTTCATGCCGGTCAGCACCAAACCGGTCAGCGGGCGCTCGAGCTGTGGCACGTGCCCGAGCCATTGGCAGAGCACCGGGTAGTCCTCGGCGCCGGCGAGCAGCCCCAGCCACTCATCGATCGCGCTGTCGTACCTTGCGGCGATCGGCCGCAGCGGGCAGGTCGGGAGCGTGATCCGCCGTGCTGGGAGCTCGAACACCGGGGCGGCCTCTACGAGAGAGCGCCGGACCTCGGTGAGCGGCAGGGAGTAGCGATCGCAGAGCTCTTGCGTCGTGAGCGCTCGGCGCCCGGTCTTGCTGTCGACCGCGTGCAGCTCGATGGGCGCCGGAGCGAGCACCACGCGCACGGTGTTGAGCAGAGCCTCCCGCCCCGTCAGGTGCAGGGCCCCGGCGCGGCCAATCACGTAATAGTCCGACTCGTGCTGCAAGATCCAGCTGTGCGAGAGCTCCGTTGCCGACAGCCCGACCGTCGTCTGGATTTGCTCTAGCTCTTCGGCGGTGTATGGTGTCTCGCGCGAAGAGCCGAAGGCCTGGCGGATCGCTGCGCAGCGATCGGGCGGGAGCTGCACGTCACGTTCTGAGAGTGTCTTCGCGCGGGCACGCTCAAGCTTTTCCCGCACGTCGTGCTCGGTGAGCGTGGTTGGCGGGGTCTCGACTTGCATGCGGCGGATGCTGTGCTCGAAAAGCGCCCATACGCTATCGCCGCTGACGTCCGGGTATGCGTGGGCGATCGCACACAGGAGCTCCCACAGGGAGGTGTCTCGCTCGCCGTGCTCGGCAAACGACACGCCCTCCAAAATACGCTCGAGCCGACCGCCGAGGTCCACAGCATGCGGCGTTGAGGTCGCTCGCTTCCAGCGTCGCACGAGCAACCGCCAGGTGTCGGTGTTCAGCACGCGCACCGGCTCGGCCGCCGCGGCTGGCGTGGGCACTGGCGCCAGTGGTACTGCGGCCGCAGTCGCTACCGTCGACAGCGACAAGCCACCGCCAGGCAAGTAGAACATCGCTGCGCTGTCGGCCAGGTGTGGCTGGCAGCTCGGCACGAAAAACCCGCGAGACACGCCGTCGGCGTCGCGATCGGCGTGATCGGCGTGCCTGGCCCAAATTTGCTGCAACGCGCGCGGATACTGCTCGCCGGAAATCGGCGCCGCGAGTGGAACGATCAACCGCCAGCGGTTGCGCCCCGCTGCGGGATCGTGCGTCCAGGTCGTGTACGCCAGCACCGCGCAGCCATCGAGCTGCAAGCGCTGCGCGGCGGCCATGACGGCGGTGAGCGGCTTGTCGTCAAAGTCGAGACAGATCCCGTACACCCGTTGAACGTCACCGTTACAGCGCTTGCCACCTGGGCGCAGCTCATATAGCGAGAGCAGCGGGGCGCTTTCCTTCAGCAAATCCCGCCGGTGCCCGCTCGTCAGCACACCGGCCACGAACGCCCCCCAGGTCGTGTGCTCGTCTGTCCACTGCGCCGGGGCAAACAGATTAGCGTGGCGTGTTACCACGATCGGCAAGTCTGCTGCTGTGTCCGGCAAAGCGTCCGGCAGGACAGTCTCAGGCATTGGTTGGTGCCATCGTAGGAGCGTCCCGGAGAGAGCCGGGCCTTGTGATGTGGTGGGGACAGAAGCGTAGCTTGCCTCTCGCTACGAGGCAAGGATCAAATGAACGCCGGGATCTCCGCGATGGTGTCGGAAACTCCGACGACCTCGAGCGCGGGGTTGTGATAGACGAGCACCTGTCCGGCGCGAGCGACGTCCGTCCACGGACCGCGCCGATGGCCGTATGTCGCGAAAAAGTCGTCGGTCCAGACGATCCAGTGGGCGCTACCAACAGACCCGGCTGTGACGGCCATCACGAACAGGTCTCCCACCCGAGCTGCGGATGACACAGCGGCACTCGGGAACGTAGTTCCGCCGGGGAATGCTCCGGCGGCCCCGGTCGTCTGTTTGACCCAATTTGCGCCCACTGCGGGGTCGTCGTTCTGATCGCACAAGTAGATGTGCCCGTCATTTGTGACGAGCACCCAGCCTTCATGCTCATCGGAAAAGTCCAAGAATACAGGGTTCTGCCCGGCCACGATGGTATCGGGCGCGCTCCACGTTGTGGTGTCGTCGGTGGTGACTGTCACGAGCGTATCGCCGGCGACCGGGGCAACAACAATGAGGTGCCCGGTAGCCCGGTAGTGGCATCGGGCATCCTCCACCCAGGTGGCACCAAGGCCGGCGGGCGGGGTGCGCGCAGCGGCGCTTCCAGCAGTCGGTCCGAGCACCCGCGTGCAGAAGATGCTGGGCGTTCCGCCCACGAAATACCCAAATATATACCCAATGCTACTGGTCCCGCACCCACGAATAGAGCCCTCGACAGCAAGCCCTGCGGCTCCGGAAATGATTGTCACGTAGCTGGACCAATCAGCCGGGTCGTCGTGAAAATCCGCTCGCAACGGAGAGAACATAGCAGCATCCACGTTCGACGCGGACTGGCGCTCGGTTGTCACGATCCATTCGGCGCCGCTGCCGACACCCATGGTCACCATGCGCCGCCCGAAGGACAGAGAGACGCCGTCCTCTGGGAGCAGCGGATCCGATGCCCCGTCGTTCAGGCAGACGATCACACCGTCGGCCGATCCGGTCATGAACTCGGCGGTTCCTGTGTCAGCGACAGCGCCCGCTGCGTAGATCCGCTTCGGCAAAATCGCGTTGGCTCGAACGTGTCGCGTCGCTCGACTGTAGCCGTGCAGCTCAGAATTGAACTCTTGCGCACTCACGTTGGCCACACCGGGCTGCGCGCCTTCGGTGATTTCCGAGTCGCCCATGGGGATCTTGGTAGCACCGCCGGCTGCATAGTCGTCGGCACTGGCCCAGATTCTGGTTTTCGGCGGTAGCATGGTTACTCCTGTCGATCGGGCCACACACCGACACCCATGGTGCCGGTAGCGGGCGGGGATGCATCGGCGTGGTCCGGCCACGCAAAGGCTGTGGCCGCGGGAACGACGAGCCAACTTGTGGCCACGGCACCCTGGGCTGTGGCGTCCAGTAGCTCAAGAGCACCCGGCGGGGCTGTCGTGGTAATCACCTTCACTTCGTGATCGAATTCCAACAGCGTACCGGGCCCTCCCGCGAGAGCCACGACCATGGCGCAAATGTCCGCCGCGGTGCCGTCACTATGGTTGGCGAGGATACGGCCCTTGACGCGCGTTCGCAAGAGCTCTGTGTCAGTGGGGCGGGTGGGCTCTCCCACGATTCGCGCCAACCCCTCGAGCTCGAGCCGCGCGCACGTGTCCACGTCGATCCCGTCGAGATATGTCCACAGGGCGTCCTCGAGGGCTTGGATTTCCAGCAGGTTGCCGACCAGAAGCGCGCTGATCCGGGGCTTTCCCCAGTACGCCGGCACGAGCTTGAGCAGCCCATCACCAACGTGGCCGTTGTTGTGCTCAAGAGCGGTCATGTGTGGTGCGTGATTTCCAAGGTGGCGGTCCACACCACAGTACCGTCGCCGGCGTCAGAAGTGCATTGCAGCCGGATGCTCTGACCCGACAACGATACAGTAGCACTGCCAATCAGCGTCCCGCCGGTGTCCGTGTCGATGGCAACGATCGACGTCGCGGTGCCGGCAACCACGTGATACATTCCCTCGTACGTGCGGCCCTCGTAGTCCCCATCAGCAGCCTGCCCGGTAATCAGGCACCAGACGTGGCAGTTGCCGAGCGGGAGCTCTTGCGTGAGAATGTAGTGCGTGGCTGTGTCTGTTGTGGTGATCTGCGCGTGGTACTGGTACCGGGTTCCGATCACGGCCCCGGCTGCCGTGGCCATCGGTAAGGATTCGAGCAAATCACCGACCGCGACATACTCCAGGTTATCGCCGGCCGCGTTGGCACGGGCGACGAACCCGGCTTCGTCCTCCGACGGGGCACGAATGCCCCCCAGGTAGTTGGTGGCCAAGCTTGCGTATACGTTCGGATCGACGGTCATGGTGCGGTGATATCCACGTGTCCCGGGGAGAGCCGGGCCTCGTAATGCGAGATCATAGAGTCACGTCCACGTCAATTCGGCTCGAGTCCAGCACTCCCACAGCGTCGGACGCGATCACGATGTTGCTTTGGTGTGAGCTGTCCGGAGCGGCAGCATCGTCCACGTAGAGCGCCAGCACGTCATCCACGCCCTGGACCCCCACGGCAGCGCCGACCAGCTTGTTGTAAATCACGTCTTGGCCAATGCTCTCAGCGTGGGCCGCGAGCAGGGCTGCGATCACAGCGGCCTCTGTCGTGCTGCCCTGCACGTTCACGTAGATCCAAATCTGCACCGCGTCGGCGCGATCGAAATTCACCGGGTGCGGGTCGCCCCAGGGGTCGGTGGCGTCCTCGGTCGTAGCACCGAACGTCGGCTGCCCGCTTCCCTTGCTGTCGTAGATTGCCTGGGCAATGTCTGCGTTGGCAGCCGCCGGGGCCTCGCCGTCCCAAACGAGCGGACGGATCGTGCGCGGAGGGATGCCATCGACCGTGCTGGTCGTGTCGTTTTCGATCACCCGGGCGGCGATCACGCCGGCTACCTCGGCGAGCGCGCTGGCGATGGCCGATGTCGTGCCCCGCCCGGCGCCAGCAAGGCTGGCCTCGCGCCGAGCTCGAAGGGCGTCCAGGGATTCCTGGTCGGTGCCCGACGTCGCGTCCAGGGCGTTCGTCGCAGATACAAGCCCGGTGATCGGCGTTGCGATGACCGTGAGCGTACCAGCAGCGGCGGCCGCATCCGCCCCGGTTGTGGTAGACGTGAATGCCGCATCGGTCGAGCCGGCAGCGGCGACGGTGATCGCGCTGTCATTGGCCCAGAGGTTCGTGCTTTCGCCGTCAACCGCGAGCAGCAGGCTCCCGGCTGGGATCGTGGTTGCGCGGTCAAACGTCAGGGTAACCGCGGGGATGGTGCCATACGTTGCCGCCAGGCGATACACACCGGTCAGCTTGCACAACCCGACGAGTAGGGCCTCGGCCGCGTTGTCGGGGTCAAGCGCGCCGTACGCGACCTCGGCGAGCTCCCACACGGTCTCGAGCTCTTCGCTCGTGATCGCGTTCAGATTGCCGAGCACGGTCCGGAAGGATAGGTCGAGCTTGGTGCTGATCTTGTCGCGTTGCCAGGCCTGCAACGTGGCCTGTATTTCCTCGTAGGTCTTGCGCCGGAAGCCAGTGGGCGTCACGCCGTAGTCAGTCACAGTAACCCCAGATAGCGACAGAGCCGTGTCCGCAGTTGCGCGTCATCCTCGCCGCAACGGCGCACGAGGCCGTAGCTCCAACATTGCCAATCGAGCTTGCTCGGGGCGGGGCCGCGGCGGCGCAGCCACCAGGCATGCAGGCGTTCTAGCATGCGTTCTCCCAGTCGGCGTCAATGACCGCGAGAGCAATCCCGAGCCACCAGAGTCTGTACGCGACAGTTCGCCCAAAGCGCAGCTTAAAGAGCGCTGCTTCAAGTGCCAAGTCACAACGCCGTCGCTCCGGCAGCGGAGCTACTTGCAAACACACCGGATCACAATACGGGCGATAGAGCCACAGGCTCCCGTCCGGGCTGTATTCGGTCACGCCGGCGTTTTCGATCACCGAATCACCACCGTTCCGCCGATCGGTCCGGCATCCGTCTTGGCTTCCCATGTGACGGTAGCCTCCCGCGTTGCGGGGGCAAAGTCAAGGGTCATTTTCACCACGGCCACGATCCCAGGGGTCTCCCGGATCACCCGCCATAGGTCGGCCCGCAGCAAGGCCAGTCCGGCCGAGGCCGGCTTCTCAAAGATTTCGAACAGATAGCGCACGCCGGCTCGTTGGTCGTATCGCCAGGTGCCGGCGAACGTCTGGATGGCCACAGCCACACGAGCCGCGACTTCCTCGGCTCCCTGCCAGAGCAGCAGGTACCGGCCGTCATCCGACAGCGCAATGTCGCCCGGGATGCTGAAACCGTGGCTCAAGGAACACCCCCGGCCCGGCCGCAGCCGGCAATGGCATCAGCGCCGGGGGTTCGGGGCGCACATGAAAAAACCGCTAGCACTACATAACGGCCTCCGGGTCGGTTGGCGACGATCACGATCCTACTCCTAGCACGGTCGATCCGACGGCGCTAGGCCAAGCTGCGAGGGCCGCCACAAGCGCGGCCTTGAAGCTCGCGCCGCCATCCAGGGGCACGACCGGGGCGGCTGTAATGGCCGCCACGAGCGCCGCGCCGATGGCATTCAGCTCGAAGGCCGTGACCACAGGCAGGTGTGGGCCAACAACCGGCCCGACCGTAACTCCGGCCTGGCTGATCTGCACAACGTTCCCGCCGTCCTGGCCGATGGCCGCGCCGGCCAATACCGTCGGCGATAGCAGCGGCGCAATGTCCGGCGCTGCTCCGGGGAGGGCGTAGGCAAAAAGCCCGTGGCGGCGGAGCAGCGCGGGAGCCATCGCACTACCGCTCAGCCGCCACGGGGAAAAGTCCTGCTCGCAAAATACCACGAGCACATGATCGCCAGCGGCCAGCGGCAGGTGGATGAAATACCCCCCACCACGCGGCCACAGCACCGGCACGTCCTCGAGCGGGGGCATGCCGGCGATCACAGGCTCGACGCTGCATTGCTGCAACGGCGCTAGATAGGACTTGACACGCGCCGGGATGCTCGTGTGCACGCCGTCAAGGCTGCGCTCGATTGCGCCGCGAATGACCTCTGCCCACTGCGGATCAGCCAAGGTGATCTCCCTCGAATTCGGTGTACCACTCCCCGCCGTGTGTGTCGCCGGCATGGCGCACGCCCGTGCAGAGGTGCAGCCCGATCACCGTCGAGGATTGCAACAGGAAGCTCAGCCCAGGCTTGAGCCCGGGCAACAGCAGGCACTTGCCGGCGCTGACTTTCGTCTCAGTGAGCTCCTTCGCTTTGGTGAGCGTGTTCTCGCGCTCGACCTTCCGGGTGCTGGTCTCGACACGCCCGACGAGGCCGGTGAACGGCGATACGATCGGTCCCACGCCCGCCGGCGCTTCGACTGCCGCACGCACCTGCAGCGCACCATCTTGGATCGACCATGGCAACCCAGCCGCCCGCATGAAGTAGATGAATTCGTCCAGGATCGGGCCATCGACCGTGAACGCATGGCTGAGCGCCACCCCGGTGGTCAGCCTTGCAGCTGCCCCCGCAATGGCGCTATTGCCCGGGTCGACCTTCATCTCGGTGGCGAAGTCCTTCAGGATCTGGAACACCGGCGTGCCTCGGCTCCACGTCTTGTGAATGCTGCCGCTAGCAATGGGCTCGCCATCTGTGTTGAGCTCGCCGTCGCCGGCGCCGAGCTCGGTGATCCAGTCCGTGCCATCGTGGTACGATTGCGCGTCCCGCAACCGCCCCTCGAAGAGCACTCCGGTACCGCTGCGATAGCCGGCCTTCAGCCGACAGGGGATCCCCCGCTGGTCGGCGAGCGAGTCTCTGTGATCAGCGTGCAGGTTCCAGATCCGAATCGTTGCGCTGTTGGGCCAGGGCTTTTCGTCGCGCTCGATCGCAAAGGCCACCCGCAGCTGCCGCGGCTCGGTGCTACTGGACTTGATCGCAAAGCCACCTAGCCCCAGCGGTCCGCCCTCGCCGATCTCGAGCTCGATCGATCGCAGCCATTGCTCGGCGCTCGTGGTCACAGCAGGTCCGCCTCCTCAAAGTAATACAACCCGACGCGCGATCCAAGCCCGGTGAGCCCGGCGTGCTCGTTGGTGTCGTCCAGCGGAGTCGCTACCAACCTCCCAGGCGGGCGCCCGGCGGCGGTGCAACCGCGCAACAAGTCCACGCCGTTGATCACCATGCGGCCTTGCGCGAGCGGGGTCTCGTCGGCGTCCGGCAAATAGAGCGAGAGCATCCAGTGATCGACCCGGGCGTTCCACATGAGCCGGAGCCGATACAGCTGCCGGTCAAGCGCAACGGTCTGGACGTAATCGCCGACCGTGCCGTCGCTGATTGTCGGGATGAGAATCATAGCCCCAACGAGTCCAATCCACTGGCGAGGAGGGATTTCTTGATCACTTCTTTCTCGACCTTTTCAACGCTCTTCGCCCCGAGGTCCAGCAGGGGCACCGCCGCCAGCACAGCGGTCACAGCGCCGAGCCCACCAAGCCCACCGAGATCCGCCGAAGCGGTCGCCACGGTGGTGATCTGCTGGGCTTCGAGCGTGAATCGCGCCAGCCCGCCGCGCCCGCCGTCTCGAGAATACTGCACGCGGGTCAACACGAAGTTCGGGAGCAGCAAACCTTGATAGCTGAACGTCACGAGGTACGGCGCTTGCTGGACTTCAATGAGCTTGTCCCGAAGGGCGTGGATACGGTCCTCACTGTCCTTCGCGGTGAGCGTCCACACATCGAGCCCACCGCCGCCGAGCAAACCGACGGCGCTGCCGATGGCGGCCAGGGCCATTTCCGCGGCCATGGTGAGGAGTAGCAACCCTTCCGGCTGGAACTGGCTGTCTCGCACGTTCATAGGTGTTTGCACCCACTCGGTTTCCTCGGTGCGGAGCGGTTGGGTCGACTGGGCAAATTCGAACACAACGCGGTCGGGCTTGACGATCACGTGGTCGGAGATTTCCACGCCGGTCTCGACCGGGTGGTTGGTGACCTCGGTCTCGTTGGTCACGTTGATCGACGTCACAACGTCAGCCGTGAGAGCGCCGCCGCCCACCCCGGGCAGACCTCCAGAATCCCAGGTCATCCAATCAACCACGGGGCGCTCCCTGCAAGGCGGCTTGCACCGCGCGAAGGTTGGTCCGCTGCTCGCGGCCGACGGCCGTTTGCACCGCGGCCGCGGTCGCGGCGGGCTTGTCTGTACTGACGTTGACCGTCAGCGAACGCTGGTCGGTGAGTGTCGTCGACCGGCCGCCGGCGGCAGTCCGCGCTGCGGGCAATGCAGGGGCGCCGCCCGCCGGCACGCGCGTACCGGTCCCGGCTTGCGCGGCATCGGCTTCGCGCTTGCGCGCGCGGTCAGCCGCGGCGGCTTTGGCCTTGGCGTTCGCAACTGCGTCGACGCCGGCAAAGAATCCATCGCCTTTCAGCAGCGATTTGACTCCGCCCAGCATCCCCACCCAACCACCGATTTCCTCAAGTAAAGCATTCAACTGCTCGGCGGCCAAGATAACAGCGCCGATCGCAATCGTAATAGATCCGGCTGCGAGTGCAATCGCCTTCAAAGATCCAGCGAACGCCAGAGCAGCAATTTCACCTGCGGCCCAGGCAATACCAGCCGCGCCAATGCGAGCGATGTGCACAAGGATTTGGGCGTTCAGCGCGATCAGTTTCAACGCGATCGGCCCGAACCCAGCGGCCACGCCGAGCCCGATCGCAATCGCGATCGCCACGGCTTTTTTGCCGTTTTCGTCAAGCCCTTGCACCCAGGTTTGGATCGCGCGCGCTGTGCTGATGATCGCTTCGCGAATGCCGACCCACCGGTCCCGAATCCACGTGAGCACCTGGGCTGCGGTACCGGCGCCAAAGAGTGTGTCGAGGAACCTGCCGAGCGCGCTGTCGCCGCCCTGTAGGAACGTCATAATGTCATCGAGGATCAGCGTCCAGGCAAGCCACGGCGCGAGCACCCGAGCCATGCGCCCGAGCAGCGGGAACACCTTGGACAGCATCCCACGAATGCCGCCGATCCCGCCGGTCAATCGCTGGAAAATCTTCAGTGCAAGCATCCACCCGCCGGTGGCGAATGCTGCTTTGAAAACGTTCGTCCGCTCGGACACGCTGGAAATGCGTTGCCCCAGTGTGACCATGATCCCAGCGGCCCACCGCAGTGCGGGGATCAGCGATGAAACCAGACCGACCTTCACACGCTGAAACTGCAACCCGGCGAGCATGAGCTCGTCGTTGACCTCCTCGGCGCTGGCCGCGAAGTCCTCGGAGTACACCACGCCGAGCAACTCAGCGCGCTCCCTGACCCGGTCGATTTCCTCGGCCGTGCCGGTGAAAGCCGAGAGCAGGCGCACGCCCGACTCGCCGAAAATTCGCTGTGCAAAAGCCGAGCGCCGCACGGGGTCTTCAATGGCTGCGATCGACTTGCCGAATTCGTAGAACAGATCAGCAGGCTTGCGGCCCTCAATGTCGTCGATCCCCGAACCCATTTCCTTGAGCACGGCTTTAACGCGGCCGGTGCCGGTGGCCGCAAAAATGCCAAGGTTGCGGGTCATGGTCGAGATACTGATCCGCAGCTCCTCGGCGCTCACCCCGCCGAGGTCGGCGAATGTTGTCATCGACTGCAACGCTGTTGCAGTTACGCCGAGTTGCTTACTGGTCTTCGCCAGGGCATCAGCTTGCTTGAGCGTGTTGTCGATCCCAGTGACAATCGCACGCCCTGTGAACACGGCTCCGAACGCCCCGCCGAAGACTCCGAGCGCTCCGAGGGCGTCCCGGAACGCTCCTCGCATGCCGCCAGCTGCGACCGTGGCCTGCTTCGCGGCGGCGGCCGTGGCGTCCAGCTGCGCTTTGGCCTTCGGTGCCGAGCCGCCGGTAAATGCCGTCTGCCAAGCCTGCCGCAGCCGAGCTAGCGCCGACTGTGCTTGGGTGGCCCCAGTCACCACTGGGGCCGTGCTGACCGCCGGCGCTGCCGCCGCGGCGCGTGCCGGGCGCTCTGCCCGTAGGTTCGCCCGGAGGGCTTCCCGACCGCCGGCGACCGCCGGCAGCACGACCTTGTTCGCCGAGGACTCCCCGAGCAATTCAACCGCGAGCCGCGTGCGGGTAGCAGCATCGGTCACGGCCGCCAGGCGCCCAGTGACCTCGGTCCACACGCTAGCACTCGAGCGGCCCTTGGCATTCAGCCGATCGACATCCACGCCGAGCTCGCCGAACACCCCCCGGAGCCGAGTCCCTCCGGCGCCGGCCGCGCGCGCTGCCGCGGTCAGTTCCCGGACCGCGGCACCGAATTCCTTCGAGCTCGCGCCGTTCGCCCGAGCGAGCGCGGCCCAAGCCGCAAACGGACCGCGCGCGGCCGTGGCTTGCAGGCTGGCGCGGTCGAAGCCCCGCCCGAGCTGCTGGACCTTGGCCTCGGCGGCCTGGGTGGCGCCTGTGATCTTCGCGAGCGCGCTGTGATCCCACGCAAACTCGAACTTGGCGAACAGCTCGCGCAAAGCCATCAGTCACCACCTACTCGGCGCGACGCACGGACCTCCGCGGCGTCAAGCGCATCGAGCACAGCGTGTGCCTCGAAGAGCTCGATGATCGTCCAGTGCTCGGTGATCTCGCGCAAGCTGTCCTTTACGTGGTCGCTGGTTGCGACTCGCCAGATCCGCCAGTCGATCCCAGCAGGGAGGTAAATCGGCTCCCCGCCGCCTCGAGCAGCGGAAGGCCAGTCCCGTCGAAAAAATCAGCAAACTGCCACTCTATGCACGCGGCCAACCACGCCAACAGCAGGGCATTCCGCCGCTCGAACACGAGGTCGGCGAACGGCGCGAGGTCCACCCATTTGCTCTCCCATGAGACCTTGCTCACGCCTGCGAACAGGTCCACCAAATCGGGTAGGCGCTCGAGTCCAGCCAGTGCGCCGGCAACGAACCCGCCGCCGGCAGCGCCCGCGGCCGCCGCTGGAAGGATGGCCTCTGCGATGATGGCCTCAGCCTTCAGCGCCGGCTTGAGTTTCAGCGGCATTTGCCGGAACGCGGTCCCGGCAATTTCGAATTCATTGGGTTGCGTGGGGATCATCTTGGCTCCAATCCCCCGGGGCTACCCCGGGGCCTGTCAGTTGCCGCCAACGATAGCGGCGAAGTTCTTCATGATGACCGTGAACATCCAGGTGACGTCCGGCTTGTTCTTGCCGAATTCTTGATCCGGCATACGCTTCAGCCAACACTTGTCTCCGGCATGGATCGTCGCGCCGTTGTTGTCCTTGAGCAAGAACACGCCCACACCCGCGCCGCCAGTGCTCTCGCGGTCGGCGGCCAGGATTGCTGAAAGCTGCTGGTTGTGCACCGAGCTGCCCTTGAGTGTGAGCTCACCGTCGTAGCGGACTTCGTTCGTGGGGAACCGAACGACCTCGCCGTCCACGCCGATATCGTCCTCGAACGCATCGCCCCGAGGTGCGAGCTTCAGGAACGGGTCGGCCTTGCCGTCTGTGATCGGGATGCCGATCAGGACCAGATCGACCGCGCGAGAATCGTAGACCTTGAAAGCTGCCATGTTGTGCTCCTAGAATCAGACCGTCACGGTCCCGTCAACAACGACCTTTTGGATGGCTCCCTGCAGAACCGCAGCAAACTTCAGATCCGGGAAGGTCCGAATCAGCTTGTTCGCTGTGCTGACATCGGCAACCTTCGAGCGGCTCGTGGCCCACCCCGGCGCAAAGAGCTTGTTGCTCTCGCCCTGGGCGAGCACGCCAGCGAGAGCGGCTTCGAGCAGAGCAGCGTCCGGGTCAATGAACCCGAGCTTCTCCGCGTTGACGAGCACGATCAAGATGGCCTCTCGGATACGAGCTCGGCACCACGCGATCCCTCGAGTCACATCGAGGTAGCGCTTGCTGCACGCGAAACCGTCGTAGGTGTGAACCACGCCGTCGTTCACGTAGGTGATCGCCCCGTTCGACCGAGCCGCGCTGAACTCGCTCGCGGTCAGGCCGTCGGCGGTCGCGCCGGCAATCTGCTTGTGCGCCCAGGTTGTGCTGCCAGGCGTGCGGCTGAACTGGCGCCCCATGAGCCCGGCCTCGCCACACCCGTTCATGTCGCGGGTTGCGAGCACGTAGGTGTTGTGGTTCGTGGCCTGGTTCAGCGTGTACGCAACTCCGTCGCCGGCCGTGAAGTTGTCGCTGTCGATCGACAGGGCTCCAAAGAGCTTCTCATTGCTGAGCGCCCAGGCGCCGGCTGCCGCAATTTCCGCAGCACTGTTGCTGTCGATCAACAGCCCGAACCAGTCGAGGTCGTCAGCCTGGTTCAGCGCCAAGTCGGCTGCAATGCCCACCGCGGGGCTCGAGTCCGTGACCGTGAGCGTCGCGCTCACGTTGCTAAGGTAGATCGGGGCCGTCGGGTCGTCGCCGCCGGCAAGGACATAGTCCGTGTCCCCGTCGCCCTCCACCACGCTGGACGTCACGCCCACCGCGGCTTCGATCAGCAGCTTGAGCGCGGTCGCAACAGCGTTTTGATCATCCCCCAGAAGTGACTCGTAACTCACGGCCGTCACGACGTCCCCCACCCAGACGTCGCACGAATACACCACGCCAGCGCCGCCTGGGGCCTCGGGCATGATGTGCAGGGCCTGTGCCCCCTTGGCATCGGGAGAGGTGTCCTCCACGACCCACCCGACCACTGCGCTCAAATAGAGCCGGTCTTCGAGGTTCGCCGGGTGGCAGAGGACGTGTGTGGTTTCGTCTGTCGCAACCGCGCCAACGATCGCCGAGATGTCTGCTGCAATCGCGGTGCAAATCTCGGCAGCTGTGTCGCCGGAAACCGGGGTGTAGTCAACAGCGGTCGTCACGCCACCGACCGTCACGTTGAGCGACAGCGGCTTGCCGACGGTCGTCCACGCGGGGGTCAGCTTGAGCTCTTGAGCGTTGGGAGCCGTGCGCCACCCGACCTTGAACTTGCTGGTGTGCGGGGTCTGCGCCACGATCGCAGCGGCCTTTTTGTACACCGCGTGTGAGACCGCGAAGCCGTCGGTCACCAACGCAGCCAACCCGGCCGGAGTGGCATCGTACTCACGCACTTCCACGAAATTCGTGTGATAGGCCAGAATCAGCGGGGTGCCGAAATCGGCGAACGCCGGGGTCACGTCTTGAACTGAAACCGTCACTGCAACTGTGTCGTCAATACTCATGGCTCGTCCTCGGGACGCGACAGCGTCTCCTCTGGGATAGTGACCTCGGGCGGCACGTCGATCGTGCCGGAAACCTTCACGTGTTCGATGGTGCCGCGCGGAGTTGGGTCGGTGCGCGTAAGCCCGAACCGCAGCCGCCAGTCGAACGTGCGCGCCGCAAGCATGCGGTCGCCGTCAATAAAACTCACGTCGAAACACTCTCCGCCCTGGTCAACCTGCACCACGGCTTGCGCGGCCAGCAATGCGTCCGGGGCCTGCAGAGCGAAACCAAGCTTGGTGTACTCCGCCACCTGCAGAGCATCGGCCGCGGTCGCATTGTCGACCGTTTCGGTCCGCACTTGCACAGTGACATCGGTCACGATGCTCGCGGTCAAGTTGTAATCGCCGTCTTCGTTCTCGACCTGAACCAGGCGGGCCTCGCCCACAGCTGATTTGGCGCTCGTCACGAATAGGCGCACGACCGGATTGGCGATCGGCTGCCCGGCGTTGCCCCACACCACAGCGTCGCTCACCACACCGCTGGCGGACACGACGGCCTGGCGCACGGCTTCGCGGAACGTTGCCCAGGTCGTCACCGCACGACCTCCACGTCACCTGCGATCGAAGAGCGCAGCACGCCGGTTTCGATCAGCGGGCGGTACGGCGGCTTGATCCCACGTGCACGCTTGCGCTTTTTGGTGCTCTCAGCCAGGTCGGGCGAGAGCCCGTCCGTGATCCGGTTGCGAAAGAGCGCAGCGGCCTTGACGGCCGTGAGCTCTGCGCCCGCGGCAACGCCAGCAGGGCCCGCCATCTGCTCGACGGCGATGCTGCGGATCTGCTGCTCGTATTCGTCGAACCCCGCCCGGATGAACGATCGCTCCGGCACGTTGCCGAGGCCGAATTCATGTGTGGCCGCGAGCTCGCCGATTGTCATGCCGGCGTCCTCGTGTTGGGCATCGCCGTCGAGGATACCGACTCGGATGGTAACACGCTTCGGGTACTTGGGCTTGGTGGCCTTGACCACCACGCGGCTGGCCATTACGCCACCCGACACGGGTGCCCGCAGGCGTGCGTCTGCTTCCGCCTATCGAGCTCCCGGCTGTAGGTCGTGGAGCCGTCCTTCGCTTGCAGCTGCGCAGCGCGGCCCATCGGACCCCCTGCGATTGCTGCGGCGATTTCGAGCTCCACGATTTCGTCCCGCTCGTCCCCCCACGAATCAGACACCCGCACTTCAACCTGGGTCAGGATACCCTGGATCAAGGCGGAGTGTTGCGCATGCACCGCGGAAAACTCCGGGTGATGCGCAACGAATGTCGTGGGGGAAACGGTCATGCTGCGAATCAGGTCAAGGGTTTGCGGGTGTACTCCAGCCAGACACGGCTGACGATCAGGTCGTCCGTGTCCAACGTGGTATGGGACTTCATCGTGAGCGACAACGTGCACGGGGCTGCCGGTACGTTGATCGCTGCGATGGTGAGGGTCTCCTCGGAAACCACCTTGGTGGCCTCGGCGAAGGCCGAGGTCTGGCCGCCAGCATCGAGGTCGGCGTCATAATCCGCCGCGACGGTCTGGAAGAAGGCCTCGAACGTCAAGGCCGCGTCGGCGTCGGCGTCGCCGATACGCGCGCCAAGTGCGTGCACCACGATCGGGGCGGAGTCATCCAGGTCATTGGGGATCCCGACCTCGGTGGCAAAGACCGTGTGCACTGTGTCGTTCAGCCGGAACGAAAAGGCCTTGCTGTCCTGCAAGGTCAGGCCGTCCACGCCGTCCGAATAGGCGTCCACAGCGGCGCCAGTCGAGAGCCGGAACGATCCCAAGGGGACCTCGATGCACGCTTGAGCTGACACAGAGCTTGCTGCAAGCGCGGTCGACGTGGCTTCGAGCGCGATGATATCGGCCTCGGCTTGCAATAGCCCACCGGCGACGTCGGCCTCTGCGCCACCGCCGCCGGTGTAGTCCCCGACCTCGGCCTCGAGGGCCAACACATCGGTCTCGGCTTGCACGAGCCCGACAGCGATGTCGGCCTCCGCCCCACCGCCGCCGGTGTAGTCGCCGACCTCGAGGGCCAGCGCGGCTTCGGCCGCCACGACCGCGGCCAGGTCCGCCGTGACGCTCACGCCGACCGCGACCGCGCCCATCGTTGCCTCAAGGGCATCGACCGCGGCTTGCGCCGCTGTGACCTCGGCGCTGCCGCCGGTGACTGCTGTAGAGGGAATTGCGCCCATGATCAGATTCCGTCCGTGTAGTTGATGGCCGCGGGAGTTTCGACGAGCACGCCGGCCGTGCTACCCCACTGGGGCACGACAACCGCGAGCGGCTGATCGACGGGTTTTTCGTCCTTGAATTCCTGCGGGACGATCATCCGAGCGATTTCCTCGCCGGTGGCCATGGTCACCATGCGGGGGCCAGTCCCGGCAGCGTCGGCAAGCCGGCATTTCTGCCAGGTCTCGAAACGCACGCCAGGGTAACTCGAGCGGATGAGCTCGAGCAGGGTCCGGTCGGTGCCGGGATTCCGGCTTTCCTGCAAGTAGAACATTCGCTCCGGGGGGAGCAGGATGAGATTCGCCTCGTAGGTCTCGAGCGTGTTGGCGTTGACCTGATAGATCGACGCCGAAATGTCCCGCTTGATCTCTTCGAGCGTCGCGGCCGTCCAGGTCGTTCCGCCTGCGTTCTTGTTGCTGGCCGTCAGCAGACTAGCGGTCGTGGTCGGAGTCGGAACGCCGAATACGACTGCAGTGCTGGTGAGGTTCAGCAACCCGGGGATCCCCAAAGCCGCGAAGGCATTGGGCTGATTTTCCCACGTACCGGTCAGGTAGCACCCGGCGGCGATGTCATCCAAGAACCGCTCGAAGATGGCCTGATTCGCCGTGGCTTCGGTCGCCGGCAGATTGATGTTGGTCCGCGCAGCACGCTCGAGGTCGAAGATCGAATAGCCGTAGCTGAGCGCGAATCTGAAGATCGAAATGAACCCGTCTTGGCGCCGGAGCGTCGGCCTCGGCAGCTCGCCGATCGGGCCTGTGGCGCCGATGATCTTCGGGTTGGCTTCACCGGAGATCAAGATCTCGCTGTGCTGCACGCGGTCGGCCCACGTTGGGACAGCGCTGTCGACGGGCAGCACGCGCCGGAACTTCGCAGCCCGGAACCGCTGGATCCGCTGCGCGGCGACGAAATCGAGTTGCCTTTGGAGGAGGATAGTCATTGCTGGGTGTCCTTACGCTGCAGCGCCGTGCGGCAGGTTGATCCGGAGTTTGATGAGCCCGGCACCAGTGGAGGTGCTGACGGCTCGGCAGTTCGGGAGCAGCGCCACCGTCGCGCCACCGCCATCGTTGTCACTGCGGACTGCGCCGAGCTGCAACTTGCCCGCGCCGTTGGCGGTGTGCCTGCAGTAGACCTGCGCGCCGGCTGAGATACTGTCCTCGCACACGACCCACACGGTGCCCTCGGACACAACCTCGGCCACGGTATTCGCCGGGAAATCGTTGGTCGTGCTGATATCGCTCGGGGCGGGTTGCAGCGGGTTGTACACGACAGCGCCGATGGCCGCCGCGACAGCGCCGGCGTTCGCCGGCACGATCGCACCGTCGACCGCTGCGCCCTGACTGACGATCACGCCCGCAGGCTGTGCGGCCTCGAGGACGTAGTGATTGCCGACGCAAATGCCGGCTTTGGTGCCCCGGTAGGGCGTGACGGTTTCAGCGAAGGTTTGCATTACTTGGTGCCCTTCCAGAGATCACGGGTGGAATCGGCGATATGCTTCGCCGGGTCGGTTGTTGGGGTGGTCGGCGCGGTGCCGGGCGTGCCGGGCGCGACGTCCGTGTTGTGGTCGTGCGGCGCCTGGGCTGCATACTTCGAGGCGGCCTCGAGGTACGTGTCCAGATAGCCGTCGGTCATGGCATCGGTCACAGCGAATTTCGGGTCGAGCGTCTTGAGTGCAGCGACCACGACCTCACGCCGAGTCTTGCCGTCGACAACGAAGTCCTTCGCCAGGTGGGGGGCAACCCGCGCGCGGAACGCGAGCTCTGCCGTCACACCGTCGGCGATTTGCTGCGGGAGCTTGGCCGCGTCGGCGGTCAGCTGGTTGACCTTGGCGTCGGCTGCCGCGAGCTTGGCGGTCAGCTGCTCGTTTTCGGCGCGCAGCCGAGCGACCTCTACGGCGCCGTCGTTCACCAGCCGGACCAACGGGTCGACAGCGGGCGCAGCGGGCGCAGCGGGCGCAGCGGGCGCGGCGGGCGGCGCGGCGGGCGCGCCAGAGTCAGCAATGAAAGCGGTATCACACAGAACGTCTGCCATGGTTTCTCCGTCGGAGATCAGTACCCGCGCCGAGCGGCCTGCCCGGGCGAAGCCTTTTGGCCCAAGGGCCACATGATTGGGAACCAGCTTGCGAAAAACAACGTCATACGGCTGGCCGTCTGCGGTCACGCCGGGAGTCCACTCGCGAGTGCAATCGTAAGCGCAGCTGCACTCACACAGCTCGCCGGCCTGCACGCCCGCGAGCCCGTCCGCGTCGGCCACCTGTAGGTCGGCCTCGGCCCATTGCTGGCCGTCAGCCACGACCGGCGTGGCCGATTGTCGCGCCACAGCGCCGATCGCGTACTGGCGCCAGGTCCGGGGGGAGACCCCACCGACCGGGTGCCCGACAGTCACCGGAGCACCAGTGAAATCGGCCGCAAAGACCTCTTCGGCAGGGCGGTACGCTCGGACTGTGGTACCGTCCGGGCGGGTGTAAGTTTGCACACCCGCCCGGCCGATACGCGCCGGAACCACCATGCCGCCACCTGGGGCGGGCCTGACGCGGCCGAGTATGCCGCTGTCGACGATCACACCCCAGGCGTAGCATAGCCTGGGAAGGCTGTCAAGTTGGCACGATCATTGACCGTGCCAAGGTTGCTACGGCAGGTCCAAGCCGGCCACAAGCTTGGCCGCCGCTCGCCGGTAGGCCCGGGCCTCGGTCCGGCGCTTGGCGTTGCATTTAAGGTGCCACTCCAAACGAGCACACGCGACTTTATACGCCGACGACCTCGGCGCCCGCGCACGGACCGCTGCGACCTGGCTCTCGACTTGCCGCAGCCGCTCTTCGTCGGCCGGTTGCAAATCCTCCCGCAACTGGGCCATTCGCCGAAAGTCTTCGATCAGCAGGTCTCGCATCGGGCGATCCCGAGTCGGCAACATGTCGGTGAAAACCGACACGGTGTTGCGGATCCGCTCGAGCTCCCATTTAGTCCAGGTGTTTACCCGCATTGGAACGTCCCGTCTGGCAGCAAGGCCCCGCCACGTCCAATGAACTTGTTAGGCCGTTCGTCCAGTAGCGTATACCCCGACTCGAGCAACACGGCCGTTAGCTCCGCTTGTTCAGCATGCGAGATATAGACCGTCTCTTCACCGGTGATTTTGCCGTCCGGCTCGAAAACCTGCCTGTCCAACCGCACACCCGGCGGGTGCTCGGTAAAGCGGACACGCTGGCGTAGCGCTTGACTCTCGTAAATCATGCTCCGATCCTACTCCTCTGCCCTGCCGAGCGCCACAGAAAAATCAAATTTCTTCGAGCGTGACCAACAGGGCCCTGGCCTCCCCTTCAATCCTGGCTGCCCCGACCTGCCGGAATACGGCCTGTCTCCCGAAAATAACCTCCTCCTCCCAGGCCGCGGCACTCACGCCCTCAACCGCTAGCCCGCCCCGGTGCTTTCGGATCTCGAACACCACGCTCCACTCATCCGGTCGAACGAACCCGATATGGGCGAAACTCGCCGCAGTGTCGTAGGCAAAAGACGTGCTGCTACTGCCCCCCAGCCGAACGTGCTGTGTGCCCAGCATATCGGTCAACTGTTCCGGCGTGACGTGAATCCCGCGGTACAACGGCAAATCCGCGTGCGGGCGGGGTAGCCCGGCCACAGCTGCTTGCGCTTGATCCAACCGATCGATGTGATCCACGGCCCGGATGCGTGTTTGCTCGGCAGTCTGTTCCCATTTCAAGGCATCCCCCGGAAGCAGTCGATCATCCCGCACACGCTCGGCCAAGCGGATCGTATCAGACCACTCATCAGTAAATCCGACCACAGCGCTTCGAATGTCTCGGTTAGAGTTGATCGCATGCGTGTGTTGAACGAGTTTCGCATTGACCTCTGCCGTACGCGGGCGGCGCACGCCACGAAATGCTGCGGTGGTTCGCACTTGCGTGTAACGGGACTCGAGCTGCGCGGCAGCCGACAGCCCTGTGGGCGGCGGAACGCTGGGCGGCAACGTGGGCGCGACAGCTTGGAACGATTTCGTTTCCAGCTGCCCGATCGCGTTGATCGTTTGCACCGGCTTCGGGGTGGGCGCTGGCGCTATCGTGGGCTTCGGCTTGGGCTTGGGCTTGGGCTTCGGGGTGGGCGCCGGCTTTGGCTTCACCACAGCGCCGGCCTTCGGCAGCACCGGGTCGCCGTGACACCTGCAATTGTAGTCGTGTCCGGGGTTCTCGCGGCGGCCGGTGCGCTGATCGACGACCGGCGGATCATCGTACGTGAACGTCTTTCCCTCGAGGTCGGCATGATCGGGGCGCACCGTCCCGTCCTGGCTCGTGCGCCAGACGTACTCCACGATCCCCAGGCTCTTGTGTTTCGTTTCCACAACGTCGGCGTGGAGCTTTAACGTCTGGTCGCGAGCCCAGAACTTCGCCCGCGATTCCGAAACGCCGAGGGCTTCCTGCAACTTCTTTGCAAGGCCTTTCACGTGCAGACCGCCGTGTTCGGCGATCACAGCGTCCACCCGCGAGAGGTGCTCTTTCGCGATCGTCTTGATCAGCCCGACATTCCGTGCGCGGAACTGGCGGACCAAAGACTCGCCCCCGGCGACCTTGCTGGGGTCAATCCCGGGGAGCCGCTTCAAATCGGCGTCGATCCCCGACTGGATCCCGCGCACGGCTTGATCGATCAGCTTCGCGGCGGCTTTCGACTTACCGGCTGGCGCGGCCGAGTCCTGTACGCGCGCGGCCACGCTCGCATGCACGGCCCGCAGCACGAGCAGGTACGCCCGGGCCATGAGGGCCAGCGCCGCGGGCGGGGCCCCACGCGCGTGCACGACCCGGCGCCGGCGGGCGGCGGCCATCAGGCCTCGGTGTTTTCGGCGGGCGGCGGCGGCGGCGCGGCCCCGGGCGCGGCGCCGGGCGCCGGCGGCGGGTTCTGCGCGGCCAGCAGCGCCGTCTGCTGCGCTACCTCGGCGGCCTCGGCCGCAGCGGCCTCCTCGGCCTCGAGCGCGGCCAGGTCGATCCCATCGATCCCCAGGCTGCCGTCCTCCGATCGCGATCTGGCGACGTCAATCCCGGTCAGCGCCCCCATGTCGTACCAGACCTTATCCGCCGCCGCGAGCTGCGCGCGGGTTGTTGCCTTTTCGCTTTCGTTCGGTTCCCACAACGCCGGCCACTCGAGCTCGATTCCAGGGGACCGCAGCACCCATCGCAGCAGGGTTTCGAGCTTGACGGCCATCCGTGTGCGGTACTCCGCGATGCTGTCGTAGTCCTGCCGCAAGTCGCTTTCGCCTGTGGCGTTCATGCCCGCGGGTTCCTGCCCAAAGAGCCTCGCAGCGCTGATCCCAGCAGCGCCGCTCATGCGCAGCGTGATCTGCTGCATGAGCTGCGGGAGCGCTGCAAACGATACCTCGGTGCGCGTGAAGCTCTCGACCCCGCCGCCGTCGTCGGCATCGAGGAACAACGTTCGAACCATGCTTTTCGTCGTGGCGATGAATTGCAGGCGATCGCGAGCATCGGCTTGATCTTCTGCCGACAACATCCCGAGCAGGCCCTTCATTTTCATCACGCCGATTGACGCCTCGTCGAGCAGGTTGCCGACCGAGGCCCATGCAACGCCGTAGTCCCGGAGCGTTTCATGCACGCTCTCGAGCACCGACTGCCAGGGCTTGACGGCTGTCGTATCGGGCACCGCGCGCGCGGCCCCTTCGCAGATGATCGCGCGCGAGATGTGAAACTCAAGCCCCCGGCGCACATGATTGCCAGTGACTCGCATGATCGACGGCAAGCCGAAGCGCGGGCTGTTAGCGTCCGTCTCGCGCGCGACAATGGTCAACATCTGCCACGGTACGACGTCCAGCCAGCGCACACCGCTCGTAGGACCGGGCTCCGGTGCTGGGTCCGTGGGGTTGCCGCGCTCGAAACCAACGAGAATCAACGCACCGCCGAAGAGCCGCCCGGTGTAGAGGCCCTGCAGAAACACTCCGTGCGGGTACAGCTCGTGGCGGTTGACGGCATGCCATTCCTTCCACTGGGCATCGGACAGCCCGGTGGGTTCCTTCCGGAGGGACTGGCCGGGGAGTAGCTCCACGATCCTGCGGGCGAGCCATTCCTCGTTGTACAACACCTCGAGGTCGACGTCGGTGAGCTCGGTGCGCGCCTGTAGGGAGTAGCCGAGGCGCCGATCGCGGTCGGTCCCAAGGCCGGTGAGTGTGTTGAGCCAACCGTCGTAGACTGTGGGAGCGGTCACCGCGACACCTACACGTCAATCCAGTCGGAGCTGAAAGCCAGCACAATGCCGTGCCGGCGTGTTTTTTGCGGCCGATCGAAAGGCACCCCGTAGCGACAGCCGATCGTTGTCGGGTAAATCGGCTCTGGATCGTACCATTCGATCCAATCCCCGATCTTTCGGCCTGGCGGCAACGGGTAGGGCAACCGGATCGTCTCTTGGTTGGGCATGCTGTTGGATCAGCCTAGCAGGCCTTGCGCGCCGGGGCAAGCTTCGGCGCCGGCACATCGGCCAGCAATTCCAGAGCGGCCTTGCGAGCCGGCGCTAGCGCGCGCTTCGCACCCTGGTACGTGGCCGCATTTCGCAGGGTGGCGTGGGCGTGCGCAGCCTGCTGCTCGGGAGTGAAATCCGCCGCGTTGGTGCGCTGATTGATCTGGACGGCCCTCGCTTGCTTCCGGATCCCGGCGTCCCGGACGCTCTCCGAGAACCCGACCTTTTCAGCATCGGTCAACACCGTCAGCCCGTGCTGTCGGCACCGAAGCACGAGGTCTGGCCTGATACCCTCGATGCGTTGCCGCAACGCAAGCAGCCGGAGCGGGTAACGCGGGTCCTCCGGGGGCATGGGGATCAAGACGTCCGGCTCTCCCTTGAGTTCCTCGCCGAAAATCGTCCCGCATTCGATCGCGTCGAGGTAATCGCCTGGCTTCAAATGGTTGAAATCCTGCATGGTATTGGCTCCTGTTTGGTGTGCTGGCGCCCCCGATGGGGCCTGTGCTGTGCTTGGCTTCGCTGCGCTCAGCTGTGCTGTGCTGGGCTGCGGCCCCCGGCGCCGGGCTTGCACCGGCGTTGCCGCTGGTCGGGGGTTTCTGTGCTGTGCTGGGCTAAGCTGGGCTTCGCTGCGCTGCGCTGCGCTGCGCTTTGCTGTGGCCCCCGGCGCCGGGCTTGCACCCGCTCTCGGGCGCGTGCAACCGAAATCGACCGGGGTCAAAATACAACCGGCAGCTGGAAGAACCCCGCGGCGGTCTGCATCAGCCCACCGGGGGTATCCAAGTGCCCCCAGCCCAGGGCGTGCCCGAGCTCGTGAGCCACGATCAATTGCAGGGTTTCTGCACGAGTAGCCGAGCGCCATTGCCCATCGAGCCCGGCCGGCGGCGGTAGGAGCATCTGCCCGATGTGCGGGTTGGCCTCGGGAACGGCGATGCTGCACAGCTCACTCCGGATCGCAATCGCGTCTCCGAGGAACTCCCCGCATACACCGCCTCGGGTCTCGACCAGCCGCGCGGGGTGTGTCCCTGTCTCGCCGATCGCCGGGCACCCGAAGTCCGTCGCACACCAAACGTCCGCCGCCCAGGTCAGGGCGTCCTGCAACTCCGGGGTGGCGCCGTACCAGACAGGCTCCGGGGTGGGCTCCGGCGCGCCTGGGGGCACCGGCGCCGAGCACGCGCACACCAGGACCAGCGAGAGGATTCGGATGGTAGGCATACTCTATTGTACGCCCGCGCCCGGCGGAAGTTCAGCGAAATCGACCCGACCGGCTAGCGGTTCTGCCAAATCTGCGCCCATTTCTTGGCGTAGCTCGGCCCATCATCCGCCAGGTAGTCCAGCGCCATGGTCGTGGTATCCACTCGGTCGTTGGCCCGCTGGTGCGGGAAGCGCACGAGCTCCGCCCGGAACTCTCCCACGCTCGGCATGTACCGCGCGGGCGGGAGCCAAATCATCCCGGCCTCGGCCTTGGCCGAATGCCGCTTGGCTCGCTCTTCTTTCGAGCCGCGGGGTTCGACCGGCACGACCGGAATCCGCAAGTCCGTCAACTCATTGATTTCCGCAATCAGGCCGGTGCCGTTGGCCTTGTCTTCGACCCTGATGCAAGCCGCCCGACCCCAGTGCTGCCGCCCTTGGGCGGCTCGGAACCTTCTTTTCGTTTCGGGGTAGTTCCAGTGGCCGCGCACTTCGTCGATCAGCCAGTACTGCTTTCCCCAACGCGCCCACAGCGCACCATGCACCCAGCTGTCGGCCGCTGTGCCCTTGCGGTCCCGGCCCTTGAAGCCGAGATCCCACACCTGCACGAAGTGCATCTCCCGCAAAACCGGGAATTCCTGCCATTCGCGGAACCACCCATCTTCGAAGTAGGATCCGGTCGCAGGCACCGGGTTTTGCTGTAGCTGGGCACTCACGTTCTGCACCGTGCCGAGCGCCGTCTCAACAGCGGCCACAGCATCGGCGTCGTACCGCTCCGGGCACAACAGCTCCCCCGGCTCCGTCCGCACATCGAGTTTGCCGAGCGAGCACCCGTAATCCCACGGGCAATTCGGCACGTATCGCATCGGAAAGCAAACATGCTCGTACCCGCGCGTGCGCAACATCACACCCGCCAGGTCATCATGGTTCAATCGCTGCATGATGATCGTGAAATTGCAGCGTTGTGGATCGGCGCGGCGGGTGGCGAACGTGCCTTCCCAGAGCTTGACCACGTCCTCAAGCTGCCGGCTCGTCAAGCTCTCGGCCTCAGCCGGCTTGATTGGATCGTCGCACACGATATGGTGCGCGTGCTTGCCCGTGACCCCGCCGCCCATCTGGTAGGCCATGCGAGATCCCCCCTTGGTGGTATCGATCTTGGCTTCCTTCGCGCGGGTAGCTCGCAATTGCAGCGTGGGGTACGCAGCGCGAAACGCCGGCGCCTGCACGAGCAGCAGGAATTTCTTGGCTGTGTCGTGCACGAGGTCATGATCGTAGCTCGTGAAGATGAACCGCCGTCCTGGGTCGATCGTGGCCCACACCCACGCCGGCCAAAACACCGTGGTGACCAGCGTCTTGCCGGTCCCCGGCGGGATGTTGATCACGGTGTTGCCGAGGACGAAATGGGCGATGGCCTCGAGCACGCTGCACAGCACCCGCAGGTACCACCCGCCCACGAACGTAGACCCTTCGCCGGCATCCTTCCAGAACGCTTCAATGAAAGCGTACAGGCCGCCGCGCTGGACGGACAAGCGCACCGCGCTTGCATAGAGCTCAACGGGGTTGGTCCCCGGGGGAAGTGCCGGGCCTACCGCCATCGCCACACGTCAAACCCTGGGGCGTACCCGTAGCAACACAGCAGCAGATCCTTCGGGTACGGATGCGTGTGCCCGACGAACGTCACCCGAGGATTCAGTGCCAGCACCATGCATTTCCGGTGCACGTGCCCAGAGAACCAGTTGCTGCCCACGCTCGCCGGCACGAGCACAAGCACTCGAGCGCCGCAGGTGGCGGCCTTGCGAACCCAGGGAGCAATATCGGCAAACGGGGGGTTCAGCCAAGCGAGCTGCGGCCCGATCCACACAGACCAGTCCACGAGCAGCGAATTAACTGTCGGCGTGATGTACTGCGGAGCTTTCGCATTCTCGGGCGTTGCCGCCAAGTCCCAAGCAAGAGCGCCGAATCGGTTCTCGACAGCGCCGATCAGATCCGGTGGTGTGCCCACCCCTTGCTCCGATCGCCCGGGCTTCTGTTGGGGGGCGGTCATTGTGCCTCGGACACATCGTGGCGGCCATACGGGTTCATGACGTGCTGCCGGTACCATTTCCAGTACAGCACGGCCGCGCGCGCGTCGGGGACAGCTCGGTGCACGTTGGCTGTCGAAGCAGGGCCAAAGCCGTGCGGATACACGGCTTCAACCGTCGCCCGGAGCGTGCTCAAGTCGAAGCACCGATAGTGCAACCGAGTTGCAACGAACTTCGGAGCCCACACCGACAACCACCGGCGATCGAACGGCGCGTTGAAGTTCGCCAGCGGCGGCTTGTCGGCGCAACCGTCGGGCGCCCAGGCCTCGCCGATCGCACACAACAGGGCGTCAAGGTCCTGCGGGGGCACGACATTCTCGGGCATCCGAAGCCACTCGAGCAGCCTGGATTTAGTGTGCATCCCCCTCACGTAATCGTTGCTGGCTAGCACAGCATCGACCGCATCGTCAGGGTATTGCACGCCGATCTTGAAATCAAAGACCTCGGCGCAGTCCCCGAGTAGCCCGTCAGTCACCACGATCCCGACCTCGAGCAGCAGGTCGTTGTGCTCGTCGAGGCCGGTGGTCTCTACGTCAATCCACGGCTGTAGCATGATGGTTGGCTCCTGTATTGCGCCGGCGGAGCCCGGCCCCGCCGAACGAGTAAAAACCCGTCCGCCTAGGGTGCGTGCCGGGACGCCGGCCCCACAACCCTAGCTCACCCCTTGCCCTGCGGCAAGAGGAAATCTCGCATGCCCAGGATCGCGTCAATCACAGCCGGATCCGTATCCGGCGGCAGATGCACGTGCTGCTCGGTGGGCACCCCCGCGGCTCGAGCCGGCAGCCCCACGACCCGCTCAGCGAACCGTGCGAGTTTTTCCGGCGAACCGAAAATCATCTCGGCGGACCCGGCGCTCTGCGCTTCGAGCTTGCAGAGCTCGCGCCAAACGATCCGGGTGCCGAGCTCCACGGCCGCATGCACCCGCTCTGGGATCCCCTCTGGCAGCCCCTGCGTGTTGTCCCACGCCAGAGCACGCTCGGCCCATTGCTGTCGCACGGCAAGCTCACGATCGCTCGGCGGAGGCCGGGTCTCGGGTGCTCGCGAGCGCCACCACACGAACTGGGCGTATTCGCTGTCAGTCTCGCCGGCGAGCAGCCGCTGATCCCACGGCTCCCGGCGGGCCATCTACAGCCAGCCTTTGGCCGCCGCGATCGCGGCGCCTGCCGCCGACAACGCCCCGAGGATAGCGCCGATCGTAGCACCGAGTTGCTTCGCGCTCGGTCGCACGCTCGAGCGCGCGGGCGCACCACCGGTGAGCTGCCCGCGAATGAACGCCACGTCTTCACGGATCCCGAACACGTGGGCCTCGACGGCGCGCAGCCGGCGCTCGTGATCGTGCAAACTGGGTATCGGCGGCGGGGGGATCCCCCGCAGCGTCGGGCGCTCCCGGGCGTTCATGCCCTGAAGTCCAGCGGTTGGGGGTTGTCCTCGGCGTCCTGCTCGCACGCCGAGCGCACGCCATCGTCGGCGAGCAAGGCTTCGGCTACCGTCGGGTGTGCGCGTACGCCTCCGAGCTGCCGGACTGTGACGGGGATCCCGTCCTCATGATCGATCAAGATGGCTCCGAGTCTCAAGGTTTGCATGCCCCGAGCCTAGCACGCCAGAATCCAGCATGCATCCCGGAGAGAGCCGGGCCTCGTAAATTTTCCACTCGCTCACGGCCCGCCCCGCAAGCGCCCGGCCTGCCAGGCTCGAATGAGCACCCGTTCGAGCGGGAGCACGCGGCGCACGATGCGCCCGCCGGCGGCCTCAGGCTTGCTGATCCGGGTCGGAGTGCCCCGCAGCGCCCGCCGGCACAGGTGCCCGCCGATCCCGCCGACTTGCATGCCGCTCGCGCCATACTCCGCTGTGTCAAGTACCTCGAGCGACGGCTGGTCAATCACGCACACCACGTGCGCGTCCCGGGTGTCGACCCGATTCCAGACCTCCAACACGTCCCCACCTTCGAGTTTCGCTCCGGTATACGGCCAGCTGTGCGCCGTCAGCCGAGACACGTTCACCCCATAGACGAACCCACCAGGCTGCCCGGCTCGATTCACCCACGGCTCGAGCACCCCGAGGTACTCATAGAGAGCGTGCGCCAAATCGGCACAGGAGCTGTAGATTTTCTGCTGTGCGGGCGTGCGGTCCCGGCCCTCGGTCACGATGGTGTAGCCAGGATCTGACTTGAGCACCTGCGTGGCAATCGGCGCCCCGCACGCACGCTCAAGGAATTCGACAGCCCGGAGCCGATACTCGTGGGTGAGATCTGGAGTCCAGATCGGAGACGGAGCGCCTCCTACTGGCATGCCACCACCCAATCGCGCCATACCGGCACGCTCGTGTACACCCCGGGCGTGTTCGGCCGCGCACAGCCTTCGCCCCAGGACACGACCCCGAGCAGCACCCACCCGGTCGAAGAGCGCCAGACGAGCGGCCCGCCGCTGTCCCCCTGGCAGCTGTCCAAACCACCGGCGTCTGTGCCGGCGCAGACCGCGTCCCAATTGAGGCCGGGGTAGGCCTGCTCGCAGGCGTCCCACCCAACGAGCGGCAAATCGACGAACCGCTGCAATGGGCTCGTGGAGCAGCCCTCGCAGGTCGCCCCCCAGCCCACCGTTCGCACGGTTTCGGCAACGCCAAGCGGCGCGTATCCCGCCAGCTCCACGACCACAGCGTCCGGCACCGGAGCATCGAGCCACAGCACAGCCACGTCACCAGGCGTACCGGTGCCGTGCCAGTCCGGGTGATTGCGAGCCTGCTCGACTCCGATCCGCACCCCGCTCTCTCGCAGGTCGACCGTGCCCGCATGCAGCACGTCACCGACCGCAACCTGGCAATGAGCAGCCGTGACAGCTCGGTCCGAAGCGACCAGCGTCGCCCCACAATACTGCCACCCGTCGGGCGTCTCGAGTGCTACCGCCCACGGGTGAGCACCAGGCGCAGCCACACCACCGCCTACAATGCGGCCGCTCGAGCGGCGCCGAGCGCGCCCCGAAGGAACCCATGTGCACGTGTCGGCGATCGCCGACTTGCCGCCCGTGTCGGCGTTCGCCGACATTCCAGCAGCCCCGCCGGCTGCGGGGGTATCGGCATACGATCCGCCTGTCGCAGGCGGGTGGGCATCCCCGGCGTCGGGGGGGACGGGCAACGGCCTGCACGACCAACACCACACAGCCCAACTAAGAGGCAGAGCATAGTACAGAATCGCCAGCAATCGGCCTAGAGTCACAGCAGCCCCCGAACCACGGCCGCACGCTGGGCCGCCGCAGCGGGGTTCGCCCGCACCGTGCGGGCCTGCTCGTAGGCCTCGACCACAGCAGGCACGGCACACAGCGCGGCCGCGAGAGCCGCGGGCGAGAGCCCACGTTCCTCGGCCCGCATCTGCACGAGCGCTGCCTCGACGAGGCCGCTCTCGCAGGCCAGGTGCAGGGCGTCCTTCGCCGGAGCGAGATAGGCGCATGCAACCACGCTCAACATCACCAACCAAGGACACGCATGTGCAATGGTATCGGTGACCCTATCCTCATTCACTTCACGCCCCCGATCGCACGCCCGAGGCGCTTGCCCGCAGTAGCGGTCCACTCGACGCCTGCCGCGGAAAGGAAAGCCGCGAGCGCAGCGTCCGGTGCAGCCACGCCCTGCGAAACGAGCGCCACGAACACGGACACGCCGGCCACGCCCTGTCCAATCAGCCACCGCGCCCACGAGGGCAGCTTGGCGATCGACACGTAGGGGCCGAGCGGGGTGTTACCGATCGCATCGCCCAAAGCGAGCAGAATCGGCCAGAGAAGCACGCACACCAAGAGGTACTGATGAGCCTGGACAGCGGAGATGATTTCGGTCATGGGGTGAGCGTAGCAGATCCGAGGGACTCGTCCAGCGAGTGCAGCACGACCCCGCCGGCCATCGTGACGGTCACGGCCCCCACCACGCAGGCTCCGTGCCCGATGGTCTGCTTGCCAGTCGCGTGCTGCGGGCGGGTGAGCGCGCACGCGGCCGTGCCCGCCGCCCCGGCGACGATCACGCCGAGCGCCGCGTCCCGCTGTTGGGTCGCGGTGCACGATGCGAGAATTGCGGTGAACGCGAGGGGGAGGTAGCGGATCATGTGGCTTTGCCTTTCGGGGCGAGGGCTTCAATTTCTGCGCCGGGCTTGCCGGCGATTGCGGCCGCGAGCTTGCCTTTCAGGCTCGGGCTGCACGCCACTAGGTCCTGGACGCACAAGCCCACGCCGGTCGGCATTTCGACGTCGGAGAAGGCCCCCGCGATCGGGCCCTGGTAGGAGTAGCCCACCGCGCCCGGCGGCAAGCCGCGTTCGAGGTCCTCGCGTGCGGGCTGCTCGGGCTGGTACCACGTGGGCAACGGCGGGCCCACGAACACGTCCCGGTGCGGAGGGTCAACGACCTCGGCGTGCTCGAGCAGCTCGGCGTGTTCGGCGGGTGTCAATGCTAGTTTCATGTCGGAAGTCCTCCCCCACGTGCGGCCATCGCCTGGAGGGCGGGGCGGATTGCGGCGTAGGCTTGAGCTGCGTTGAGCCCAGCGAACACGCCACGGATTGCGCACGCTGGGCAGTAAGTCGCATTGGTGGTTTGCGTGTATCCGAGATACATCGAAGTCACGCCTGCGACGGCGGCACCAGTTGCAGGTTGATTGCCGTAGTCAACTCCGTTGACGTATAGCTGCGTCGACCCGTCCGGCAAGCTGATGTGCGCGTACGTGCCGAACGCGCCAAGCAGAGGAATAGCGGCGTTAGCGAACGTCTGCGTGGCAGTGCCGTCGTAGGGAAGGCGCTGCTTCGCAGC